TCACTATAAATCAATGATGATAGGAGTGCATTACCCTCACACGATAGTGTTACAGGTTTACAATTAACATAATGTTCTGAGCGTTTGCCAGATGATAATGTATACGCTCCCTTTTTATATGCTCTCTCCTTTAGGAGTTTGAGAAGGGTCGCTTTGTGCTTTTCATAAGTCATTTAAAGTTACACTCCAACATTAATTGAGTTAAACATGCAAGGAGGTTAATCTCCTGATCCACTACAAAGGCAGATTTGTATTGATACTCAGCAATAATTAATACTGCTGCAGCAACACTAGGACCATCCATCACAGAGGACAGATTGTCATACAATTTACGCATTATAGAAACAGGATCACTATCAAGATTTTGAGTAACCCACTTCTTCACATCATTGAACTTCTTATTCTTTAATGCATCTACCAGTGTATCTATCTTAGCATCACCTAACGTTGCAAGGATTCCAGTGTCGATATCACCTGTAGAGCTATATCTCTGGAGTTCGTTAAGGACTCTTCTGAAGTCTGGGAAGTATTGTTGGACGACTGTGGCAACCACTTTGTCATTGAACCGTACTTTCTCTCTGGACAAGATATCTCTACATCTTTCAAAGAACTCTGCCGCCAGAGTTTGTTTAGTTTTTCCACGGACATTGAAATCTATTACTGTTGTTCTACTATGTAATGGTTCTATGATTTTATTCTTAAAGTTACACGTGAATATGAACCTGCAGTTCTTTTGAAACTCTTCAATCGATGCCCTGAGGAGTAGTTGTACATCCGCTGTCGTATTGTCTGCTTCATCAATAATGAGAACTTTATGACGAGATGTAGATGTAAGAGAAACAGTAGCAGCAAAGGATTTTGCCTGATTGCGTACAGTGTCCAAGAATCTACCCTCATCAGACCCATTAATGACATAACTATCTACCCCTAATTCGTTACATAGTGCTTTAGCAATGGTTGTCTTGCCTACACCAGCAGTACCAGAAAGTAATAGATTGGGAATCTCACCCTGATCTACAAAACCTTTAAAGGTACTCTTCACATCTGTAGGAAGTATACAGTCCTCAATAGTTTTCGGACGATACTTCTCTACCCATAAAAAATCATTAGGCATTAGGTTCCAGTGCAATAAAGTATTTAATGCCACTACCTTGGAAGAGGGCAACATTCTGCTTACTAATAGTTACATTATAATCTCCAGCAAGAAGTTTTAAATTCTCAACTTTGAAACAATAACAGAACTCATCATCACTAACACCAACCTGAACTGAGTAACTATTAGAAGTATCATTCTTCTTATCAGTTACACATAGACTCATCTCAGTACCATCTCCATAAAGACATAGGTCTGGTAATTGATAGACCATAGCAGCACGTTGAAGTTGCTGCAAAATACCTGCCTCAAGACGAAACTTAACATCCACAGAAGGAATAGCAATCTCTTTCTCTGGAGGTTGCGTAATTATATCAGGATCAGCATAGAAGAAACGAGTCTTAGACTTTCCACGCTGATCACTTACAGTGACATAATTTGAATCTGTAGTATCGATCTTTGGTTGATCAAATAAAGATAGACCTCCAAGGAATACTCCCAGATCATAGATAGAAATTTGGGAGTCAAACTGCTCTTCAACATCAGCAATAGCAAGTATATTCTTATTAATACTAAGCGTAGCAATTTGATTGCCAGGTTTAATAACAATAGATTTGTTGATAGAACAAAAGTTCTTAAGGACTTCAATTGTTGGTTTGGTAATTACTGTCATTTACTTGTCATAATCAACGGAGAAAGGAGTGGAGGTGGACTGGAGAGCATTTGCTGCAGCAGTCTTATCGTTAAAGTGTAGAAGGAGTACAGCATAATGGATAATCTTAATGATGTCCTTACGTGCTGTACCCTTTCTATCATACCTTGAGGCATATTTCAATATGTTAGACCTACAGAATGCCTCTGCGTCACCTACTGAATCAATCAAGTCCAATGTCTGAACATTGTTTGAGGAGTAGTGACCCCTGTAAGTTTGACTAATATAGTCTGAGACCTCTTTCAAGATCTCATTTTCATTGTACTTCATCATATTTTATTTCTCCTCATCAGTATACTCTGAATCTTCTCCTGCGTCAACCTTAGTATAGAGATCTAGGAAAGATTGTTTGGTATCGTCATCAAAACGATTCACACACTTAGTAATAGCATCCAGACGATTACCAAAAATGTCATATGCCTGAACGATATGAACCAAACGACGAGTGGTAATGACCTCATCTACTCCACCATCAAAGAAAGTCTTACGAATAATACCTGCCCACTTGATTAGGTTATCAGTAAACTCTTTCTCACATCCAGCATTGAGTAGGATCTTAGTCTCTATAGTAGAAGTAGGATACTCTTGCTCAAATGTAATTGGGAATCTCTCAAGGAATGCTTCATTAAGAATGTTAGTTCCAACAAAACGACCATCCTCAGAACCTTTACCTTTAGTATTTGCGGTTGCAATAACATTAAATCCACTAGAAGGACGCACATACTTACCGATCTTCTTAAGGAACACTCCTTTACCTTCTAAGACTGACTGGAGACACAAGATCTTGTTAGATGCTAAATCAATCTCATCTAGAAGCAACACAGCTCCCCTCTCAAGAGCTTCCACGACTGGTCCGTTATGCCAAACAGTATCACCATTAACAAGACGGAACCCACCAATAAGATCATCCTCATCTGTTTCGATTGTGATGTTGACACGAATCAACTCTCTCTTTGCTGCAGCACATGCTTGCTCAACAGACATTGTTTTACCATTACCTGAGAGTCCTGTAATGAAAGTGGGATAGAATTTACGAGATGAAATAACTTTACGTACACTATTGAAGTTACCAAAAGGAACATAAGAATCATCCTTTTCAGGTATGTAATTTGCAGCAGAATTTACAGCAGGTGCTTCATATGCTTTCTCAATTTGTTCAGCAGTCAAATTCCACTTACCAATACCTGCTTTATAAGACTTCAAACGCTTACAAGCGGTAGCATAAGATAGTTTTAATTGAGTTGCTGCCTCTTTAACATTCTTACATCCAACTTCATCTCCAACATGTTCAGAAAGATACTGAACTAATTGCTCAGTGGTCACAGGGTTTGGGGCGAAAGTCATACAGTTCCTTTGTTGTCTATACAGATATTATAACAGGAAACCCCCCCGAATGGGAGGGTCTAGTGGACACTTATTTAACTGTCACCCAATCTGGTTGTCGGGATGGGTCACGAAGATAATTAGATGCAACCCAAGGTTTGCTGCTAATGTAATTCTTGTAAGCAGTAAAAGTGTCAATGCTTGTGTCATGTTTATACTCATCAGGCATAGCACGTGTAAAAGGAGTAGGACATTCGATATCAGGAAATATGATATCAGCGTACTCCAGAGTAAGTTGGCACGAATGCGTCTTGTTGTATCTATGTGTATACTCTTCACATAATGCAAGACCGTGACTGATCAACCAACGAAAATTAGACTGTGCCCAGATAGTACAAGGATGATTACGAAAGGCACCCTTAGCAGTAGCATACCATGTGCCAGTTTTTTTCTTAGGTAAATGACCATATCCATGACCCCAACTAGCAGACGCAACGATAGAAAGCATTTGACATGTTTCTAGGGGCATCTTGACCACATGTTTATCAGGCAAACATTGTGCTGAAACAACAGGGTCAGGATCAGTTACAAAAATGTTCATTCAAATACTGATGTTACCCCCATAATAGTTGCATTAGGGTTTCGTGCCAAGGCAACTTCTTTGGCATCTTCATAATCTGTAGCAATAACAATTTCATCAAAAATTGTACCTGCTTTGAAAAGGGTTACTTTACATTTCATGCGATTTGCTCAATGAATGCATTGAGGATAGTTTTGTTAGTCATTTTAGAACCCATGTGTTTTTTAAACGCACGAGTTAGTTCTGCCTTGGTAGCAACTTCTGCTTTAGATTTTACCTCAAGATCTTGAGTTCCTAGACCAGTATTCTTATCTGGCATATAGAACGCTTCAGTAAATCCTGCTTTCTCTTTAATAGAAGCAAAACGATCTTTCCTCCATTGCTTATCAATAGAAGCAGAATCCTCATAAGAAAATTCTCTTACAAGTCTACCTAGTTCTGATTTACTACATAGGCGAATACCAACCCAATTGTAATTAGTGATTTCACGATAGAAAGATACAATCTCCTTTGTAGTGTCATAAGGATGACTTGAGATCTTACGACTGTAACCAGTCTTAGGATCACGAAGGATGAATACCTTACCACGAGCATGGCAAAGATACTGCTCAGTGGTTTCACCAGCACGATAATCATGAGTATCATCGAACTTATGAATGTAACTCATAGGATTTGATTCTCCATCAGTCAAGCAAATAACATTAACTTTACTAACACGCTCAACTTCCTTAAGTTTAGCAACAATGTTGCGAGTGCAATAGATTGCTTCTGCAAGAGGAGTTCCACCTAGAGTATACTCTTGATAGTAAGAAAGTCTCCATCCACCCATAGCAAACGCTTGAAGGTATACTAGTTGCATAGACTTCTCTAGAGACTGCTTATTCTGGCGAGAAGAGAAGAACTCAAATAGACGGAAGTCATCACCCATAGAAAGTTCATTTTCTTTCTGCTGAGTACTAATATTAGAGTTATGATCATAACCATAAGAACTAAATCCAGACTGGAAAGCATATAATCTAAAAGGAATACCAGACTTCTGACAGAACCAAATTAGATTGTAAGTTTGCTTTAGAGTGTCAAGCAACTGAGTCTGCATAGAACCAGACCAGTCAAGGAACATTACCAAACCATGATTCTTACCTTCAGGAACAACGGTGATCTTCTTAAAGATATCTTCGTTGTATTTGTAAGTGTGTAATTTGTTAGTATCAATAACACCTGTCTTGGCAGTTGCAGCACGACGATACTCGTCTGCAGACTTCCTCATTTCAAACTGCTTACATAGATAGTTAACAGTTTTTTGAGCATCTTTCTTGAAAGTGTTGTAATGATCTACACCATACTCAACATTCTCAAACCACTTCTCACTCTGATTAGGATCGTAAAAATGGTTGTATAGATTCTTTTGAATCTCAGTATGAGGAATAGTATAATCTTCAACCTTAGGATTAGGAGTAGTAAGGTATACCCACTCCTTAGCATTATCATCAATTAAAGTTTCAAGTGCTTGAGTGAATGCTGAGTCTGTAACACTCTGAGTTTCATCAGGAGTAGATGTCTTTCCACCTATATGATCATCATACATTTTATCTTCTAACTCATCCAACTCTTCTTCTGTCAATCCACTAGTGGGTGTATTTAAATCACCTTCTCCTTTTTCTCCTTCCAATTCTCCATCATCAGTATTGTCAATATTAATTTCCTCTTCAAAATTAGAACCTTGTAGATCATCGAGATTGTCAAGAACCTCAGGCATCTCATCTAATTCCTTTGCGTCCTGTTTCTCAGAACAATACTCATAAAGTTCTGTAGCAAGATCAGTAACATCTTGGAAAGACTTAGTATTTTCTGTGCGATTAACCCATACTTTTTCTTCATCAGAGAAAGGAATACTTGAATTACCTTTGAAGTAAAGATTGATACGATCAATCAAAGATAACTCTGCAGGATCTTCACCTTTTACACCAAAGAAATCATCATTCCACAATTCACGATACCCTTCAAAGAAGGACTTACGAAGACCAGGATAAGTTACTTTCATCATACGCTCAATACGAGCATCCTCTAATACATTCACAAAATCCTTTGGAGCATCTCCGAAGTCTGTATTAGGTGTATATAGAGCATGACCCACTTCATGTCCTACTAGAAGGTCATAGATGGTATTAGAGGCAGTCTTCCAGATAGGAAGAATCAATAAACGCTTTTCAACATCAAAGCAAGCAGTGCTTACCTTACGGTGTTCCACAGTAAGGTTTTCGGTTGCCAACAGTTTGGCGAGAGTTCCTTTTACCTCTTGTGTGTTCATCCGTTTCCCTTGATTACTCTTTTATTATAGCAGACGAAGATCGGAATGTGCAACTCTTGGGACAGTTTCTGAACTGGCACATAGGTTGATCGCCTGTGGCAAGATACCATATTCTACTCGTTGAATTGCTTTTGTCAAGGACTTGACATCATCATTAGGTAAAATGGGTACTCTATGTTGCATTACTATTTGTCCAGAGTCAAGTTCCTCAGTAACATAATGAACAGTAACTCCTGTTTCAGCATCACCTGACTCTAATGCTTGTTCGACAGCATTAATACCTTTATATTTTGGTAGTAAAGATGGGTGAACATTGATTATATTTTCAAATGATCCTATAAATCTAGGTGATAGTATTCTCATATACCCTGCCAATACTATCAGGTTAGGAGCAAATGCTCTTATGGTTCTTATCATAAGATCCTCATTTTTATGAGGTATATGAATGTGAGGTATACCCCACCTTGCAGCACGTTTTACTGCATTACATTTTTCTTTATTGTGTATCATAAGCACAACTTCATGCTTATTACATAATGGATTAGTGACTATATTTTCGAAGTTGGTTCCGTTGCCAGAACATAATACTACTAATTTCATTCTTGTAACTCGTCTAAACGATAAGAGTATTCGGGTACATCATAAGGACCGTTAAGTTTCTTTTGATATTCCCTTTCGTCAAGGACTTCATTAATAAGATCTTTTAACTCTTGTCTTAATTTAGGTTCAATCAAAGGTAATGGTTTAATCTTCATTGATGGATAGATTGGTTCACCATTCTCATCACGAGGATATACATTATCCTCACACCCCTCAACTGCGTCACCACTCATTCCTTGAGTGTCAATCTTTTGAGTCATAATACTGGATACTCCTCATTGCGTACAAATTCAGTTTTCTTAGTCTTAAAGTCCTCCATCAATCTTTGGACTTGTTTCCTATCAAGACCTGCAAGGTGTTCACAGTTCTCTAGACAACGATAGATACATTCTCTATCAGAAATGGGTGGGGAAATCTCCCATCCATCCTTGTCATAGTATACCTGTGGAGGTGCTTCTACGTTACTCATACAATCAATCCCTTCTTACTTAAGTAATGAAGAGTATCTTTCAATCCACCGACATGTTCTGTACCAATAGTGATCTGAGGATAAGGTGCATCACAACCAAACTCAGATTGGAATTGAGTATTATTAAAATCATCATCAAGATAGTATGTAACTAACTCATCAAAACGAACAGACTTCAAGAGTTGTTGAGCTCTTCCAGATTCAATGTTTCTGTCGCTGTAGATAATTGCTTTCATTTCGTTTGATGATGATCGTATTCGATTACAATTTTTTGAGTTTGTAGACCTGTACTACTATAAGTACTTCTCTTGCTAAAGGTTCCATTCAGTAGAAGTGTCAATTCTTCTATGCGTTGTATGATCCTTTGCTTACGTTCACTATCCATTAGTCTAATGCATCTAGATCGTTATGCTTAACTGGTCTATGATCCTTGAATTTATCATGGTTGCCATCACCAGGCATCTTACCGTATGCAACATATTCAATTGCTTGCATAGAACCTTCAAGTCTAGTTAGATCTCTTTCTAACTTTACATACTCATCATATGCTTCTTTTAATTCTTGTTTTCTCTGAGACAACTGCATAGTACGTTTAGTAAAACGTTGAATCAATTGTTCTGAACTTTCAATTGGTTTAGTCATTTTGTTTTTTTAGAATAATATGCTTCATAATATTTGACAAGACCTGCTGTAGTATATTGTTTACTACACCAGTCTTCTGCACATTCATATACTGATTTTCCATCATTACCGAATTGTGCCATTAGAATTCTAAGAGCATCTGCTCTTAGTTTCATTTTATCTGTTGCTGGTTCAGTGTATTCAATCACGTTGCCTCCAGTCATCAGACCTTTCATTGTGGAACCAGTCTACCACATCTTGTGGATCTCCGAAACCCCTACGGTGATTGTTTGAATCGGGGTCTCCTAAATCCAAACTATTCAGAAAAGAATCAGTAGGGTCGTTACTTATTCTTCTTGCAGTATTTAACATACCTCTAGCAGCAGTGTTTGCCTTGGACAATTTCTCTGCCCAGATCATATCTTCTAGACTAACTTCAACTCCAGCACCTATGTCCTTACAAATTGCTGTTAGTCTTAAACGATATTGTGTTGAAAGCATATGTTGCAGGTAAAATTTTATTTATTAGGACTCATCTGACATTTTAGAAAAATCATTTACTTTTTCAAACTTTAAAGTTCTTAGGAATTTATCTACTAGTATATCACCTTTATGAGAAATGACAAATACATTTGTTCCGTTTCCAAGACTTTTTAATATTTGAAGAAGTTCTCCAGTACCAGAAGAATCAAGTGAACTATCAAATACCTCATCAAGAATAAGAAGATTAGTAGCAACACTATTCTTCATCCTAGCAACTTCTCTCCATGTAAACAATAGTGCTAGGTCAATCTTTTGCTTCTCACCTTCAGAGAATGATGCATAAGAAAACTCATCACGGAAACGACTCTTGATAACTTCATTAAACTCTTCATCCAATGTAAAGTTAACAAAAAATTCCATAGACGAAAGGTATTTGTTAATTAGTTGGTTAAAGATAGGAACGTACTTTTTAATAATCTGACTCTTAATACCAGAGTCTTTTAATAAAGAAGATACAACTTGGAACTCATCCAACTTCTGACTGACTTCTGCACAATCCTTTTCAGTTGTTTTATATTCAGCAAGATACCCCTGTAAAGTTTCTTTTTCTTGATCAATGTTAGGAGTGCTTTGTTGAAGTTCGAGAATCTGTTTAGAGATCTCAAGGTTCTCCTTTTCAAGACGAACAATCTCTCGTTCTTGTGCAGTAGCATCACTACGAACTTCATATAGTTTTGCAGAAGTCTCTTCTATCTTATTGATAACACTCACTGCTTCAGTGATGTCTTGAGTAAACGCTTCAATCTCAGTAGCAATTGTTGTTCCAGAACCAGTTAAAGTATTAACTTGATTGGTTTTAAAAGAAGTGCTAATGCTTTGTGTACATGTAGGGCATTGATCATGACTCTTAAAGAACTTAAGATTGTTTGCAATTAACTTAAGTTCAGATTTTTTATCTGCTTGACCTTGACGAAGTTTACGAACAAATTTTCTCTGAACTTCAACATCACCTACCTCTTCTTCAAGAACTAGAATCTCATCTTTAAGTTTAATATGATTAGATTTTACTTCTTCAATAATTTTAGAATTTTTATTATATCGATTACGTTTTTCTTCTTGACGATTATGATTAACTTCTTTTAATGAATCAAGTAACTTCTGTTGACTTTCTACTTTCTCCTTTGTGAGACGAAGCATGTGTCCACAATCATTACTTTGATTTTGTGCTGAACGAACTCTATCCTTCAGCAAGGAATTCATGTTTGAGAAGATCTGGATGTCGAGTAGATCTTCAATAACTTCTCTCCTGACACTTGCTCCCAATTGCATGAAGGGTACAAATGTGGATGAACCAAGTATGACGACTTGGGTAAAACTTTTGTAGTTAAGTTTGAGTACTGATTGCTCCAGATACTTCTGCGTGTCTTTGGCAGCAGCATCTTGGTCAACCATCTTATTGTTTTTGTAAACCTCAAAGAGATTGGGTTTTGCACCCCTGAAAACTCTGTATTCATCTTTGCCTATAGAAAAACATACTTCAACTTTTAAACCTTTTTCATTAATACTGTTTACTAACTGTCCACGATTGATCTTTCTAAATGGTTTGTTAAACAAAGCAAAACAAAGAGCATCCAACATCGTGGACTTTCCAGCACCATTAGAACCCACAATTAATGTTGAGGGTGACTCACAAAAATCAATCTCAGTCCACTGGTCTCCTGTAGATAGGAAATTTTTCCAGCGGATACTTTCAAATGTAATCATTAAGGGGGAATAATGAGGTCGTCTTTTTTAATGGAAATGTAATTATACCCATATGTGTCACAGTTTATAGAGATAACAGTAGAATCACATTCAATAATTTCTAAAGTATCTGCATAATCTTCTGCTTCCAATTGTCCTGCATACCTTTCAGCATCTTCATAGTCTTCAAATACAGTCACAGTTTTCTTACGGTCTTTGCTTTTTATAGCATAGATACCTCCTGATTTTGTGTCTGATAAAACAAACATCAGATTTCTGCTGCCTCCATATACAACGACCTCATAACACTTTTAATGTTCGACTTGTTAACTTTAAGATCTATTCCATCTATGTAGTCATCAAGAAGAGTCATGGTATCTTCGGTTTCCATCAATCTAGAACCATTCTCTGCTTCAACACTTAAGTCTTCAATGATTTTTAAATCACCAAGACCCATGTCTTGAAGTTGACTAACAGTATAGTCAAATTTTGAATAGTCACCTTTGTCTTCTACAATGAGTTTGACGAACGTTCCTTTAACTTCGTCCTCATTCGGAAGTACAACTCCACCATTATAATACAACTTATGAAAAGTGTCAAAGGGATTTCTATGGAAACTACATCGTAGAGTGTCTGTGTTAAAGACATGAAAGCCTCTCTTAGTGCCGTAATCATTCCAGTAAAGTTGGTAGGGGTTTCCAAGATATGTAACATTTTTCTTAGTAGATTTCATATGATAGTGACCACTAAACACTTTTTTAAATCCAGAAAAATGTTTAACGTCCATACCATTTGTCATAGTATGTCCAGGATGTGCTTCAAAACCATTAAGTTCCAAATGACCCATACAGATATCAGCAGAACTTTCAGTAACAGCTCGTAGAGATTCATCATAGTTCTCATCACATATCCAAGGTAACATGAGTATAGGAAGACCATCAAACATAATTGTAGTAGGTTCTGTATAAGAAATTATGTTTTCATATTCACCAAGTAACTCAGTCGGAGCATTAACTCTTAAAGTATTTTTATAATAGATGTCATGATTACCTATGAGCATATGCATTTTAACATCCCTCTCTTTAAGAGGATCAAACCACATCTCCTTTGCTGCATCCAATGACATAAAATTAATAGATCGACGTTTATCAAACGTATCACCTAGATTAATAATAGTATCAATTTTGTTTGCATCCACAAAAGGGATTACAACTTCACTATAAAACTTTCGGTAATGATCAATAAAATTTTGATTATCATTACGCACACCGAAATGCTGATCGGTTATCAATAAGATTTTCATTGATTATCTTTTTGAATTCATTTCAACACGATTCTTAATTTGATTATAGTCAGCTCCACCTTCTCCGTCAACTGAGAACACATGATCATATCCTGACTTTTCTAAAATTTTGTCTTTAATATCCATCTGACGTTTCTCTTTAGCAATACGTCTTAAGAATGCATAGTAAACTATCTGTGTAAAATATGCAAATGGATTCTTAGACTTTGCTGGATTAAAATTATCTATGTATTGTATACAGTTTTCTATACCATCACAAACCATATCATCTTTATACATGTAGTTGATAAAGTTCGGTCTATACGACAAATGTGTTGCTATCTTTAAAAAACAACTTCCAATATAATTTCCTACTCTAGGTTTACTTTCACTTTTCCAATTCTTTAAAGTAGCAAACTGCTCATCAGGATCCATGTCAGCGAGACCTTCAATCTCCTTTACAGCAGCAACATATACTATTTCTTTATATTTTACTATAGCAGCAAGAAACTCTTGGTTGTCAACATAATGTTGTTTTTGTTTTTTTATTTTTTTCATTACGTTTGGTGTCTTGCTTTGTATACATTATATCAGGGCTTGACACGTTTGTCAATTTGATGTACACTAACCGTGTAAGGGTTCAGGAAATAATTCTATCTTGGTTCAATAGGATTAAATTTATAAATTTTTTCAAACATTTTTCTTGCTTCATTAATTTTTCCTAGGTAACCCATCTGGGGTTCTGGATCAATTTTTGAATTATTTTTTCTTGGTTTATCTTTATTTTCACTTTGTACAAACGCTTCATACATAAACGAAACTTCTTTACTCATTGATGAAACTGATAAAATATCTTTTTCTCTTATAATAAAGAAATCTTCATCAGAAAATTGCATCCACTTAGCAAAACCCACCCCACGAACTTGGCGACCATCTTCAATTTCTTTATTAACTACTAATGTACAAACAGGATTTTGAATAAAAACAAGGGATTCACCACTCTCTTCTGTAAGAACTGCTTTACCTAGCACTTCTTCTCCACTGACAAGTTTAAAAACTCCGTAAAATTCTTCTTCGTGTTTGGCGTAGTTAATCATAAGTTTTTAGTTTTACATCTATGAGTTCATAATTAAAATTCTCTTGGTTATAAATTTTGACTCTCTCCATTAAATGATTTAGTGTGTAATTATTTCCACGATCTGTAGAGATGTCATCTGCAATATCATATAATGTTGCTACTTCTTTTCCCCTATACTGTCGAAGTACCCTCCCGATAGACTGGAGGTTACGGACTCTGGACTTACTGGGGGAGGCGAAGACGAGGTTGTGCAACCGCTTAATGTTAATCCCAGTACTGAAAGTGCCATAACTGGCGACAATAATTTGATCAGTTTCATTTTCAACCAACCTCCGTATTTCTTCTCGGTCATCAACATCAACTCCTCCATAAACTAAATGTACTGGTTTATCAGTATAAGTATTTATCATTTCATACAAAGGCAGACCGTGCTTTTCCACGTAGTTGAATAGTACCAACGTGTTTCCCTTAAGGTCACACGCTAGATTGCGGATAAATTTATTACGTTGTTCATGCTCACAAAGGTAATCCATTTCATCTTGGTACCCCTCAAAGATTTTTTCTTCATGCTTTAATAAAAGAATTTTTACTTTAAGTTTTGAAACATGTCCTTTTTTCATTAGATCAGATGTCTTAGTAACCTTTGAACATCTACCAAATACACCCTCCAATACTAATTGATTAGTGTCTGACCCATCTAATGTACCAGTAAATCCAATACGATATTTACAACTATGCAACTTAGACATCAATCTAGTCAATGACTTTGCTTTAAACAAATGTGCTTCGTCACCTATAACAACATCAAACCTATCAAAAAACTTTCTTGGTTCCTTATATAAGGACTGCCAAGTTGATATAACTACATCATGGTCTGTATATTTTTCTTCTCCAGCATAGATTTTATGACAATGGTACTCAGTATTCCAACCATACTCTGTAAAATCTTTATACATTTGTTCGACAAGAGAAGTAGTTGGTACTATAATAAGTACATTCCTCTTAACATTTACATGAAACCGAACCAATGAATAAATCATTAAGGATTTCCCGCTGGCAGTTGGGGACAATAGGAGCCGTCTGTTGTATAGTAGGGACTCGTATATTGCTGAATATTGGTAATCCCGAACCTTTAATCCCGAAGGCAGACCCAGTGCTTGAACAAATCCAACTACAGACTGAGGAGTTATTAGATCGTTCTGATCCTTGGGATGTCCAAAGTATTGAGATTCCTCGAACTGATACTGATATCCCCTTTCCTTTGCCCAGTCAGTTAGATAATCTACTAAACCGCAATAGATCTCTCCAGTAGCAGGTGAGTATAACCGTACTTTACCATCCCAACCTTTGTATCTCCTCGTTCTTTGCATGTACTTTGCAGAGGGGATTTCAAAGGTAAAAAATTCTGCTGCCTCTTTATGGAGATGAGGCTCCGCTTCAACTTTTAAATAAACTTCATTCTTCTTACGAATAAGGAGGTCCATAAAACCATGCTACAATAGATTTTCTAACTCCAGAGGTGATAGGGCGAACCCTATGCCATTGATCACCTTGGAAAAAAATAGCAGACCATGGTTTTAACTTAAAAGTTTTATACCTTGGATCTGCATCTGGTCTATATATCTCCAAATCAAACTCCCCTCCTTCAAAATCATCATTAAGAAAAAGTGACATACTAATCTTCCTTACCATTCCCCCAATAGGTTTTGGGTGTTGATCAACATGCCAATCATAGAAATCTCCTTCTCCATAGATACCAAATTGTACAGGTTCCATACCATCAATTTTTACGTTCCAATTTGCAGATCTATTAATCTGTTTAGACATACGCATAAGCATAGACAAGAGATCCATATCTCTCAACCACGCTACCTCAGAACTTCTTGTTGATCTGTGACTACTGTGTAGTTCTCCTTTAGTAAATTTTAAATCTTGTGATATTGCTTTTCGTACTATGTTAATTGACTGAGTGTTGAAGGATACTTCCTTGTAAAATTTTCCATAATTCATTATTAAAAACCACTTTGAAATTTCTTCCATTCAATAGCGTTTTTAATATGGTACGTACGATTATTAATCATACGCAAAACGCCATCTAAAAAGAAGACCACTTGGTCTATGTATTCAATTTTATATTTAAGTTTTCCGATATCTTCATCCGCTTCAATAAACATTGAGATCTCTTCCTTAGTAGTAAGTTTGAGATCGAATGGCATTTCCTTATAGATTGAAGATGGTGCCTTACCTTTGTAGTATAACCATTTCTCTTTAATGAGACGTTTCATTTCAATTTCTCTTTCTTTTTTCATAAGAGAATATTGATTATGAAACTCCATATACTTCATATGAAGTTGGGGAATTGCCAAGGAATCATTATCATGCTGATCTTCATCCAGTTTGGAATCAGTCTTCCACAGGTTCTGCAATGTTTCTAAATTCATAGTATAGAAAAAATCAATAGGTTATCTTCTTGTTTGTGAGTTTTTATTTCTTATTTCGTAGAGTGTATATCTAAATGTTGCTGTTGAGGTAAAGTAATCATTATCACCACCAGTAACATCAAATGGTAATGATGATAAACTCACAGGAAACATACTTTTAAATACAACATCAAAATTTGCAATGTTATTGTTGTTCAGTACCTGCAGTGTAGCATCTGAAAATCTAGGATCTTCTGAGGGACTATCTGCATACTTGTCTAACCAAACTCGTCTTTCCTTAAATTCTTGAGGAGTTCCTAATGCTCTCATCCAGTTATGGATCTGCATATAATTTCTTAAATCTTCATCAACAATAAACTCCATAGAAAATTCACTGTAACGCATATTCCCTTCAACTGGAATAGGAACTAAACCCCTAGTTGGAATCTCAACTTGTCCTAATTCTACAGTAGGAATTTCTGCTTTTTGACACAAGAAAGATACCTTGTTAGCTTTATCCAAAAGGAATAAGAAACCTATTGGAGAAAGAAAATTTCTGTTTGATAATTGGTCTGAGTACCAGTTTGCCATTAGACTATTCTTGTTCCATTAATATTTATGCACCCAATAAAAAAGGACTCTGAAGAGTCCTTTTAATTATCTTTTATTTTTTTTAAATAAGAATCTCTTTACAGATTCGCTTACAACTTGGTTGGTCTGTCTCGCATTCGATTAGACATTCGTAATAATCATCTAATATTTTGTCCTGATAAGACGTGTGATGATTCCATTCTGCCATGTTGTTTTGCGATAAGACGTTATGCATACTTGTTCTCCTTTTTAACTTTACTCATAATGTATAGAAGTTTCAGTGCATCTGGTTGTTCCTCTTGTGTGTAGGTTTCCCTGACTGATATTATTTATGCAAATTGTGTCTGTATTCCCTGATACATTTAACAAAAATAAATGCCTACTAATATATACCTAAATATTTTTTTTAAACTGTGAGGGTAGGAGTCGAACCTACAAGTCCCGCCAGAGACACTAGTTAAACAGACTAGAGCGTTTACCGTTTCGCCACCTCACAAAGAGCCCTATTCAAGGGCTGATATTATACGAGTCATTCCGATGCCTCCACCAGATCTAGGGAAGAAGTCAAATGATAAGAACTTTTCAAGTTCTGCTTCTACCCTACTTCTACCAAACAAATCAATAATCAGTTGAGCATACTGTCCATCTGATATAGTATAGAATGTATCACGCATCTGATCTTTATCAGTACTACGTTCAGCACTACCGATAGTTTCCATACCATTTAATATAACATCAATCTTCTTACTGGTACCATCTTCATTACGTGCCATGTTCCAGAAAGGCGATGTCCACTCAGGGAAGTCAGTAATCATACCACGACCAATCTTTTCTTCGTGATCATGGTCTAGTTCTTTAGTGTTAAATTGATTAGTCCAATCATCATAAGTCTGTATATTTCCTTTGTCTAATGGTAGACCTAACCATTCGCACAATTCTATCTCCATTAATTTAAGTTCTTCAACACCTCCCTTCATTTCAAATTCAAACATGGGGAATATAGTTTCATGTCTGCCTGGTACTGGATTAGGTTCTGCTCTGTATGATGTTGAGACACAAAAAAACCCCTCTTCTTTGGGGTTAGAAAGTAATTCATGTTCTAACCACATCTGTCCTGTCTGTGGTAGTGGCCATATATTACCACCGTAGTTATATGTTGCTACTGTTTCTGGATCTTCACAGGCAGCAAGTATACTTAAACGATTCTGAGTATGGACTTCTAGAAAATTTTTAGACAAAAAAAATGACCTTAATAGGTCAACTGCATCGGAGTATTTTCTTGGGTCAATTAGACTTGTCATTATTATTGGTCAAACTGAGATATTTATACAAAAAAAGAGACCCCTTAGGGTCTCTTTAAAGTTATGTGTTAATAACACCAAATTACATGATGTTAGCAACTTGTGTACGTCTGTAGTACTTGTTAGCATTCGCTGTAAGAGCACCAGAACCTTGGGTAAGACCACCTGAGAATGGGTTTGAAACCATACCGTAACGAGTCTTAAATCCAATTTTTGGTTGGAAGGTGTCAGGATTAATTGCTCTGACCTGCTGTAGAGGTACATATGGGCAATAGAATAATCCAGCATCATAAGGTGAAGTACCTTTGTATCCAGCAACGTAGAAGTGCTTATCAGCAACGTTAGCAGAATAAGGATCAACGTATACCTTAATCTTACCGTTAAGAGTACCAACTAGAGTAGAAGAAGTATCATCTACATTTGTTAATGCGTTGTTACCAGAAAGAGCAGGTGTGTAATCTAGTACACCAGCCATTCCAAGAGCAGAAGCCACATCAGCAGAGCAGATGAGGATGTTGCCCTTCCCACGACGAGTTTGCTGACCGATAGCGTTAGCATCTCTTTCTATCTGGAAAAGAAGTCCTTTGAATTTCTCAACTGACCACCTACCATTAGAGTCAACGTCAAGGTCGAAGATACCAGCAGTAGCAGTATTGTTCTGAGCACCAGCAACAGCGTTTGTGTAGATAGTTCTAACAACTTCTCTGTTGATTTCAGCAAGGATCTCTGTTGAGAGAATGTTGCTTAGCTCTTGCTCGGCATCAAGACCATGAATCGCTTTCAAGTCCTGAGCAAGCTCAATGCTGTACTCAGCTTTTAGAGCACGTGCTCTGGCTGTTACAGTTACCTTCTCAATGGCGAATCCCATTTCACGGAATTCGTTGTTCGCTGATGAATCATCTAGTGCTTCAACCGTAGCGGTTGTCATACCAGTAGCATCACCAGTCCTTTCGTAAGTACCAGCAGGTGAATCGTTAAGAAGTCCTGGGTTAGCACCTTCAGCGTCGTTAACACCAGAAGAAGAAGCAGTAGGATCGTAGTTTGATAATCCTGTGCCCTTTCCACCAGAGAAACCAGCGTTAGGCTCGTTGAACATTGCTTCTCTGAAGTCACTGTTCGCAGGTCTACGCTCTGAACCGTAGTTAGTTCTCATCGCAAAGATAAGTCCAGTAGGACCAGTCATTGGCTGAACGCCAGCGATATCATATGCAATTAGTTGTGGCATTGAACGTCTAATTAGACTGATCAATACTGGGTCAAAACCTGCAACACCGCCAGTAGCTGTGTTTGCATTGGTATAACCTGTTGTTTGCAGAGTCTCATTAAGGACTTGTCCTTCTTCGATCTGTGCTTTTTCTTGGTTTTCAAGAAGTTGTGCGACTACGCCACGCTTATGTGAATCCTTAATCTCGTCAAGAGCTTCGTGATTCAGAACGGGTGCCCACTTTTCTTGGAGTTGTTTAATAGACATTTGTCTCTTTAAAAGTAGTTTTAATTATTAATTATTTGGACCAACGAGCGATTGCATCTACGTACTTAGACATAGTGCCACTTGTTGTACTTTCGACAAGGGGTTCAGAACTTTCTTCGGTGGGTTCAGTCACTTTTTCAGTAACCTCAGCCTTCCTAGTGAAATATGATTCCTTGATCGTATTGACTTTATTTCTAAAATCATCTTCAGTTTCAAACTCAACACCCTCTGCGAGAGAAGCAAGCTTCTCCTTTTGGGTCTCAGCGAGTCCCACTGCACATTCGTTCACAATTTCCATTTTAACAAACTCCCCAATTCTCTTATTTAAAGATACATTAGAGTCGATTTGCTCGTTGAGTTTAGCTTCCATATCATCTAACTCACCTGCCATACCATCAAGCAGGTTGAATTTCTCCTCAGGCACAGTAAAGTTGTGCTCTAAGAAGAGACCTTTTAGACCAGTGAAGAACGATTCTGCCATCTCGGTCTTAATGCCATGCTCGATCTGAAGGGAATTTTCCTTCATCCATGTATCGGCGGCATAAGAGAGATAATCGTCTACCTTCTCGGCCAAATCTGTTTGAATCTTTTCAACTTCTTCAGTTAGGGCAGATTCAAATGCCTCTTGCAACGCTGCTGCTTCTTTGTTAACACGGCTGGTTACAGCTGCTTCAAAGATTGTTGCTGCTTTTACTCGGAACTCTTCTGAGAGGTCTTCACCAGCGACAAGAGCGTCAACATCCTCAGTAAAGTCGATGTCGGTTTCAGCGATTGTTTCCTTTTCGCTGTCATCGGTCTCTACCTCCTCTTGTTTTGCGGATGCATCACTTGGTTTTGTGGAAGGAACAGGTGCTTTACCTACTGACGCAGCAGCAGATGCTCCTGCATTCTTTGTGCCAGCGGCACCTTCCAAGGAATCCGAGGTGACGTTAATTACTTTCTTTGCTCCACCTTTAGAAGTATCGATCTTCTCAGCGGGTTTAGCATCTTTAGTAACTGCGTTAGAACCTTCGGTCACTTGATCCATATTATCTAACTCTTTATCGAGTGAGGTCTCAGCCATTGTTTGAACTCCGTGTATGCTTTAGCGTTATCTTTATTTATTTATAAATCACAAACTCTTTAAAAATGCTGCAAATGCGGAGATTTTCTTCTCCTGCAGATTAATAAGAGTTGCTTCATCAATTTCTTGTTTGATTTGGGCAACAGCAGACTCTTTAAGTACACCATTATTCCAAACCCATTCTTTACCTTCCATGATTCCATTTACGAAAGCATCAGGTGCAGAAGGATCTGCTACAATATCAGCAGCAGTGGCAAGCATGAAATCATCACATACAACATTGCAGTTTGATTCCTTCTTGATTGATCCCATACCTCTGGAAGAAACTCCGAGTCTTACACCCTCATCGAGTAAAGACTTTGCAATTTTTCCGTTTGGTGTATCAAGTATCTTTGCTCTACCGATGAAGTTATTTCCATCTTCTTTCAAAGATTGTATCTTATGTGAAACCCTATCTAAATTAATAGAAGGTCCGTCAGGGTGACCTAATTCACCAAGAGCACGACCAGATTTGATATAAGACTCATCATATTTAGCAACTTCACGTGCTAATGTCTTCTGAGGATACATTCTGCCATTACGGTTTTTTAATTCCGCTTGCAAAAATATACCTTCAATGAAGTAATTTTTCTTACCTTCCTTCTCTTCGGTTAAAAATTGAACGTCTGTAAGTTCTTCAGCTATCAGTCTCATCTTTTGGTTCCTCTGTGGTTTCAGGTTCCTCGGTGGGTGTTTCAGCAGTAGGTTGTTCTACTTCATTAGGATCTGGATCTGAAGGAAGTCTGACACCAGAGGTATCAACATCCGTAACTTCAGCATCACCAACTCCATCAATAGATTTCTCTATATCATCAGCAGCATCTTGAGCAGTATCATCTAACTCAAAACCCATCGCTTTTGCAAATTCAACTTTTCTTGCTTGAATTGCATCGTATGTTGTAGCAGCAATAGCATCATTGATTGAATCAACGGCAGCTGCTTTATTATCGCCAAAAACTTGTTGGACGATTTGTTTAGCAATATCACTAGGCATAATATGTTCCCACTGTAGTATTATTTAGTAAGTTTAGAATTCTCCCCGCTTTTGATCCGCAGGATCGATTGAAGATTCATTGGGTGCTACCTCTGCTGCAGGGGCACCATTGCCACCAGCGGCAGGATCAACTCCTGCTTCCATTGCAGCTAATTCAGCAGGATCTTGTATAATTCCCGCCTCCATTTCTTCTTCAATTTGTTTGTCAATTTCTATAATTTCTTGATCAGTCTGTTTCAGAACTTCACGACGCATATATTCAACAGAGAAATATTTGCCAACATAAGGATCCATAACATTAACTTGATTCATACGCTCATTACGGATCTCAATATCCTTAAGTTCTGAGAAGTAATTGTCAGCAACAAAATCAAATTGAATATGGGTCTTCATCTCATCCCATTCTTCAAGAGTTATAATACCCTTAAGAACAATTTGAGCTTTCAGAAGATCCATAAAGAGTTCTGAAAATCTCTTACGGAGACGTGCAATAAATTTCTGGAACTTAACTTCGTCACGTGTTATCTCTGCTGCACGACCAATATTAAAAGTCGTTTCTGTCTCTAATCTTGAGTTAGGAACGTTCAGTGATTTGTATAGTTTCTTTTGGAAGTACTTAACATCTTCTAACTCACCTAAGTTTTGTCCACCAGGTAATGTAGTAATTTCAGTACCTCTACCACCTTCTCTCCTAGGTAACCAGAAGTCTTCCATCATGGACATGAACTTCTTGTCATCCTTAATCTCACCAGTATTTGAATCGTATACAATTTTGTTTCTGTAACGACCCATTACTTCACGTAGATATTGTTCCGCTTTATTCTTAGGAAGGTTACCTACATCAATATAAAAAATTCTTCTTTCTGGTGCTCTTGATAATCTGTAGATAACAAGAGAGTCTTCAATCATTCTAAGTTGATTAACTGCTTTAATCGCCTTATGCAGGTGACTAAGAGTCATATTCTTATTAAGGTCTTGAACACCAGAATGACAATATGTAATAGAATCAGCAGTAATCTTCATACCCTGATTAGTAGAGTTCTTCAAACCCTTAGGGTTGTAAAGAAAATAGTCTGCACTTTTTTGTGTTAGTTGAGCATTAAGATCTTGATCACGCAGTTGCTCTGGACGTTTATTATCATACTCAGTTACCTTGCGAATCTTACGAGGATCGATATAGCGAAGTTCACAAAGACCATCTTCAGGTTTCTTAGGGTCAATTACTTTATGATAAAAAAGTCTTCCATCAACATACCATCTACGGAAGATTTCATACGAACGATTTTCAAAATCAAGGAGACGTAGAACTTCGTCAAACTCCTCTCGCATTAATTTTTTAATTTTATCCGAAACCTTTAGGTTGGAAAGTTCCAACTCAACTGGTACATCATCAAAATTTCCACAAATTGTTTCGTTAACAATATCATCAACTGCACTATCACACTCAGGATTCATCACCATCTCCCTATATCGGGTGATAAGTTCGAAATCATTACGGATAGTTCCGTCAAAATCAACAGAATAACCATAGTACCCGCCACCTACTACAGGTTGCGAACCATCCATGTTATCTTTTTGAACAAAAGAAGGTCCCTTAGGAACCTTCTTCGCTCTTTCAAGACTATATCCGAAGAGCTGATTTGCCATTATATTCTAGATTAAATTGGTCCTGATCTATTTATCAGTCCTATGAAGTAGCACTGGTAGGAGTTATAGGAGTCCAGTATTGAGTTTGAAGTTCAACTGTGAATTCTTCAATCGCATCATTGTTACCAAAATCTAGATCAATTGCAGCGATGTTACTTGGGAAGACATTATAGAACTTATAAGACTTAAGTACTTTAGGTTTCTCACCATCTTTAACATCACGTGCTAACTGATGAACACTCATATCAGCAAAGTAACCACTACTATCATCCTGATCACCAAGACCAGCAGCAGATGTAAAGTTCTCGTTATATGATTGAATGGCAGATGTCCAAAGTTCAAATGCATTGCGAAGAGCAAATCCACTGTCGTTTTGAATTGTAATTGTCCAAGGTTCGAATGTCCTGTCTCCTGCAATCTTTAAAACACGACCTCTGAAAGGAACTTCAATAACTCCAATCTGAGAAGAAGGAAGATTTGCTGCACGAACAGTAAATTTTCCAAGATTTACAAGACTTGCATTATTAATAATTCCTGAAGGGAATGCAAGGTCTACCTGAAATAAATTAGGACGAGCAAAGTCTGAAGCGACGTTTGCTTTAAAATCGTCAATGGTGCCTCTTTTTGCCATGGTTTTTTAGATGATTTCTCTTTCAGTAATATTTAGAATAATTCATATTTTCAGACAAAAAAAAGGAGACCCATTGCGGGTCTCCCAATATTCTGGTTCTCTTGGATCATCTTTAGGATCCCAGTAGAAGAATTTCATCTGGGATAACCTGCAATGTTTAAGAGGTTTTATTTTCATTAACTAGCTACTTCAGTAAATGCAACACCACTTCTGGTTGCTGTAAATGTAAGAGTAATGTAGTTAATTGTACGTGTTGGTTTCACGAAGATTTCTGCGTAGAACTCTCCACGATCAACTGCCTCAGAAGGGTTGTTGTCATCGTCACACTTAACTAAGAAGTCAGTTACACCACGACGACCTTGAACTTCACGAAGATAAGGTTCAACAATATTGAGGAACAATGAACGTTGTGCAGCATCATTTTGCTCAAAGAGTTGTGATTTAGCAGCACCAGAGATTACTCTTTCGATTGTTAGGAACAAACGACGAACGTTGATTCTATCAAATGCGGATGCAAATCCTTGTGCAGTCTTATCACCATATAGAACCACACCTTGACCAGGGAAGGAAACAATAGGATTAACACGAGCAGCATACAAGCGATCACGTTGCGACTTGTTAGGAGTATATGCAAGTTTGATTGCATTTCTCAAGATACCACGTTGGAAACCAGCAGGTGAGAACCAAGGTTCTGAAATTTCCGTAGTCTGTAAGCAAAGTCCAGCAACGTCACCATTACAAGGAACGTAACGATAAACATCATTATACTTATCGTAAATATACTTGTAACCAGAATCAAATGAAACGTAAGAACTAGAAGGTAACGTATCAAAGAAATTAATAATGTTATTAGTGATTGTATTTGCGTTACTTATACCAATAATGTTACCACGACGAGGAGATACAAACAACATGCAATCTCTACGCTCTTCAACAATATTTGTTAAAGCAGTAACTTTAGCAAGTGCCTCAGCATCTGTAGCACCAGAAGGACCAGTCAAGATATAATCAACTGTCTGTGACTCAGGATCTTCAAGTAGTTCGTATGCAGTGGTTACATCAGTATTGCTTACAGAATATACACCACCAGAAGAAGCATAGTCAGCACCGTCAGCAAGTCTGTAGTAGAATGTTGCGTTGTTCTTAGAACCAAGAGTTGTACGTCCAGCAGGATAATCAGTAGATCCAGCAGCAGAACGTAGAAGGTTAAACTGTCTAGCAGAAGCAGAAACACCCCAAGTACCAGTAGAACCAGATGCACCTGCGTTGAATACTCCTAACTCATGCTCACCCCAGTAGATATACTCGGAGCGTGCCTTCAGAACATTAACATAGTAGTTTGTTTCGCCAACAGAAGTTTTAGCATCAGATGCTTTAGAAACACCTATAAAACGCTCAAGTAAAGCACCAGTCGTACCAGTGATTTTACCATCAATGTCAACAACAACGATATGGAGTTCATCACGGAATCCACCTACCTCTGTCGCAAACTTAGAAGTGCCAGGACGAGGAGCAACGCTTACCCACTTTACACCAGGTAGATACTCACGCTCATCATACTCACCACGAACTGAAGTAACAGTTACGTTAGTAGAGTTTGTGTCAGCAACAACATCAGCAGCAGCAAAATTAATACTGTCCTTATTAAGACCAATATACAAACGACGCTCAATGGTAGTATCGATAGCAGCGGTATTTGTTCCCTGAGTAATTACTTGGTTATCTGAAAGAATACCAGTAACACCACCAGAAGGAAGACCAATTTCTAATTTCTTATTAGCAGGATCCCATGCGAGAACATTTACTGACTCATCAGAACCACCAATACTAATTGTAGTAGCAGTACCAGGAGTAAAATCACCAACAACAGTGTCTACAGTAAGAACGATGCTATACTTGAAGACTTTACCAGCAGCACCAGAAGCAGCAGTTAATGCAGCATCAGCAACAAATTCATGTTCGTTACCTGAACCAGGAGCAGGGAGAACAGCGATCTGATCAGCACCAGCGTCTGTTACAAATATACCGATTGAATTACCTTTAGTACCAGGAGTTTTTGATGCCCAAGTCCAGTTATTGTTTGCAGTCTCGTAGTTTGTTTCGTAGTCTTGAAAATTCTTGATTAGAGGTGCAGTTCCAGTGTCAACACCATTCTTCAATGAAGTTGAAGTTACACGAACTGTCTTAAGGACACCACCATATGAAAGAAACTGAGCAGCAGTATACCAGTACTCATAGTTATTGTCATTTGGTTTCCCAAATACGTCTGTAAGATTTCTCTCATTAGAAATATTTACTATTTCTTCAACTGGACCTTGCTCAAATGGTGCCGCAATTACGCCAATGTTTGCGGTAGAGAGCGTGGTAATAGTAGTCAGGTCTCTCTCCTGTATCACTACACCTGGCGATGATTGATTTGCTGCCATGTTTATATACTCCTAGGAAATGATGTCAACATCGGTTGTCTAAGATTATTTATATTTTTGAAACGTTACCTAAACTCCCACATGTAGGACTTATCCCCGTATTCCGCAATCTCCCATCTTTCTCCTTGAGCATCGATGATATGATCATCCTCTAATCCATCTGATATAAAACCAAAGGGAGCCATGTCTTGTTCAATATTTTCTCTTTGATCATCGTAAATACGTTGCCTTACATCATTGTCATGCAACTCTTTAAAAAATTCTTGCATTGCCATCCACGAAAAAATAACTAGACACATTGCTAGGTCATCATTACATCCGTCTTCTGCGGCAAAGGATTGTCCCTTTACAATAAATGTAGTTAGTTCTGCAATCGTATCATAATCTTTGATTATTAATTTATCTTCTTCTAATAATGCTTTAAGATTAGAACAACCAACTGCTTTGACAGCAGTACTCATCTTTACACCAAGTTGAGTTTTCTTACCTGAGAATCCCTGTCCTAATTGCTGTCCTGCCCTTCCTCTCATAGCAACTTGTAGTAAATTTTCATACTCAAGATCAAATTGAATAATATCTGCAACCTGACCACCAATATCATTTACCTCACATAATACGTAAGCATTATTATAGTTTTTCGCTACATCTACAATAACATTAGGGAAGATAATAGGTTTGATATCATTATTTCTATACTTAGCAACGAGTTCATATGGTACTGTTGTAGTATCAATAACACAGAACGCTGAGTAATCTTGACTTACACCACGAGCAACGTCAACAGTTACAATATAATTATGATCTTCTTCTACTTGTTTATATACCGCAAGACCTCTATTTTGTATGATAGGATCTTCATAAGGCATAGTCCTCAACTTACTAGGACTGATCAATGTGTCAACAGATCCTAGAAACTCACACTCAAACTCAACTTTAAACTGTTGCTCTGACGTGTTAGCAATAGTTTGATCTTTCCATGCTGCATCTCTACCAGGAACAGCAGACCAATGAACCTCAGTTGGGATGTATTCGTTCTTACCTCTCTCCGCATCATGCCAGAGTTTGTAGAACATGTTCATCCCATGAGGTGTACTAATGATGATAACCTTGGTAGATTTACCAGATGAGATAGTAGGATATACAGAACTAAAGAACTGATCAGCGATATGATTCGGAACGAAAGCGAATTCGTCCAGAAATATAACATTAAACGACATACCCCGCACAGCACTAGACGAAGTAGAAGCAGCCATGATTTTACTTCCATTCTCCAATTCCAGACTGCCTCGGTTCCATTGGAGGATTCCTTGCTGGAGCCACTTTGGGAGGTTTTCATAAGATAATTGTAGTCGTTGCAGCATCTCACGAGAAGTTGCTGCTTTGTTTGCTAGAATTGCGACATTGACATTCGCTTTAAAAAGAACATACCAAAGCAGATATGAAGTAACGATAGTCGATTTACCAGTCTGACGAGGCAACTTTGCTATGTTGAATCTATTGTCATGAAATTTCTCAACCATTTCTGATTGAAAATCATACATGGCAAATGGAATCAAACCCCTATCAAGAGAAACAATCTTGATATAAGTTTGAATAAAATATACTGGATCCTCAGAACATTTAATATACTCTTGAACTTCATCAGGAGTAAAATTTGTGGCAACGTTCGCTTTCTTTAAATTAGGATTACCAAGATACTGTTCCTGATTTGTGCTCATTTAAATAAAAAACTAAAAGGACATTTACTTTCACCAGTTTCTGAAAATAATTTAGGTTTCCAAGTTTTATCTTGTTGACCTATATGTTGTTTCTTTATATATTCATCCCAAGCATAATCTATTTTAGTTGGATCTTTTTCTTGTGATAAATTAATTTGCTTATTTAAATCAGAAGGATAAAACGACACTCTAAAAAGAGGATCCCCTTTCTTTATTATAACAGGTTTTCTCTCATCAACAAGAGTAATAGCCAGACTCGAATTTCTTGACCAATTAGATAAATTAAACCACCCACCTAGAGCAATAAAATTATTCCTTAATGATGTCATTGGATGATCATTAAATTCCAACCAAACATCATCATCGTGTGTCCAAAATAAAAATCTTGGAAACGTTAATTGAACAACTGGTCGTGGTGAGTTGAAGTGTTCATCATCACCCTCTATCAAAGTATCATCAGAACATCTAATAATATTCTGAGTTCTATCTATTTCAAGTTCAAAATCAATAGGAGAAGTTCCTATAAAAACTCTATTAGATTTATGATTATAAACTGGACATTGACTATAGACAAAACGATCATCATCTAAATCACTTTGTCGCACTAACGAATCATCAAATCTCTTATGTTGAGCGTTAACATAATGAATTGTCGTCCTCATTTATTCTGGTCTGTATTCTTGAGATTTGTATTGAGAGTAATCTGGTGTAGCAGGAGAATTCTTTTGTTTGAAATATTTGTTTATCACATCTACTTGATCCTGATACTTAGCAATGATATTTAATTCAGTTTCAATTGCTTCTGTGATATCAGAATGTTCTCCAATACCTGCAGGGTTAGTGAGGTAGACTTCTACATTTGCTACATGCTTTTGGATATCTCCTTGTGCATGTGCTAGTAGTGCTCTAATAAGTTGTTCTCGCATTTTATTCATTTTCATATTCTTCAATTGGGATAGTCCACTCAGCATATAAACGTCTGGTGGTCACTCCTTTTGTATTTAGGGTTACTTGATCAAGACTCGACCAGAGTCCCAAAGTGTCTCCTAATTTCACGTAGCTCCTCAAAATTCTTCTGTTTAGTGCCGCCATCATATTCCCAAGCATAACCTTCCTCAATCATAAGTTCATTTAGTGAAATATTAGATTCGCCAACGTAGAGCCAACCAAGAAGCCTACCATACTTCCCAACGCCACCCTTAAGTTCAGTTCTAATAGTGAGTTCCTCATCACCTTTAATAGTCTCAGTAAGTTTTTCTTTCAACCAGTTAGTAGCATCTATTCCCAATGCTTTCTCTTCAAGATCTCTTGTTCTCTTCTCTGGCGTATCAACTCCTGCAATTCTAACTCTTTCTTTCTTGTATAGATCAAAACCGAGATCGATAGTAACATCAATAGTGTCACCATCAAGCACCTTGACTATCTTTATCACTCGGAAGTTGTAACAACTCTTCCGACTTGGGGGTGTCATCCTGCCCATCATTCATCTCCGCATAAGACATACGAAGTATATAGTAAATATACCAACTTACTATTATGAGAAGGATTGCAACCATCCAGATCACACCCCAAACAACCATTTTAGACCCAAGCAGTTGAAGCGAGTGTTATTGCCAGTGATAAAGAGACACCCATGATGGTGAGTCTACTCATCCACCACATGATCTCATGCTTATTTTTAGTAATAGAAGTCATACCATTGATCCTTGTGAACGTAACCAGTCTAATCCTGATTCATTAGTACATCTATCAACAAAAGAAGGATGCTCCCGTAGAAACGGAACATCCTCTATTGCGTCTTTAATTGCTTCATACGAGTGTGTAGCGTACTCGCATATTTCGTGATGATGCTGTTCTGCATCGTGATACCCTATGGTATAGTGTGAAAGGGGCATGATTTTTCAATCCCAACTATTAGTATTTATTATAGCACGTAAGTATTATTACGCAATTGTGTGTGTATTCTACGACACTTTACCACCTGTACAATTCCAAGGAGAATTAGGATCGATCTTTTCCATCCAATTAAATCCACTACCTTCAGGGTAAACATATTGTCCATTCTCATCAAACTTACCTGAAGTGTCTGCTATCCTTGACTCCTTTGATGGGTACTTGGGATAAGGTCTCAACCCTGCTCTCATCTCATTACCCTTTCTTCTTCTAATCTGATTACCAGACTCAGGTATATTATCTTTATCCAACCAAGCAGTGCCTAGCATTTCCTTGATCATCTCCTGAGTGTAACCTTTAGGATGCATTTTCTATTATCTCTCCACCAGTGTTATATCTCCAATTATCAAAAGATTTTCTACCCCATTGCCCATACCTTTCATCACCAATAGGTTCTTGAATTGGTGTAAAAGGAATAGTAGTACAGTAATCCCAGAATCGACTATCAAATGGTGAACCTGTTTTATAATGCCAGAGAACAAAATTGGCAATTGAATCAACTTCTCTATGAATAAGTTCTATACACTCATCAGTAGGTCTCTTATTAATAAAGCGATCATAACCAACCCTTGCAATCCAAAGATATAACCCTGTTGCAGTAGCTTCTAAAGGTTCAATAAATGCACATTGATTACCATTCAATAATGTACGTTCACCGACAAATGGTTTAAGAGAACAGTAGTTATCAAACTTCATTGCATGTTCTACTTCTTCTACACCAAAACGATCTTTAAAGTCTCTTGTTGCTTCTTCTTTAGTAGTTATAGTTGAATTATAAAGATAACCAAGGCTTATTTTATTCTGAGTGGGAACGATAAAAGTCCAACCGTTAGGCGTTGCACATGCCTCAGTAAATTGCATTTGGATCTTATCAGTGTAGTTAAGAATATTAACATTACAATCATCTGTAACACTTCCAAGTAAAACAGAATCGATGGGATTATACAAATAGGTTTGATTCTCTTTGTCCCTAGATTTTTTACCTCTACAATCAATAATAAAATCAGAATCAATTTCTGCTTCGGGATCGTTTATTTCTTTTTCTATAACATTAAATTTCTTACTAGATAAAACAGCATCACTTAATTTTTTTGGTGTGTAATGCATACTTACTTGATCCATAGTGTAGAAATCATGAAAGAATGCATCATGCCTACGCTCGGTAGGGCAATCATGTATTTTTCCCCAATTCCTATATAAAATTCCTGCCTTCAACGTGGCTTCAATAGGATTATCATACCAAGTACAGTCTAAAGACTGAGATAATAATTTTGCTACAGGGATAGTCGTCCCTTGTCCTACTCTTTCAATAGGATGATGATCAGAGTCATGATATAAATCAATTTCTAAATCTGGTTCATGTTGTTTAAAATGTAATGCTGATATACATCCAGCATTACCAGCTCCAACAATTGCTAGTTTTTTCATTTTAAATACTTTCCATACTTTATATATTTGTTCACACTATCTCTCCTATTTGAAGACCATAATCAATATCAGGTGGAACTATTATAGCATAACCAATACCACAATTGAATACTCTTCTCATTTCTTCCTCTTCTATTTCACCTGCTTGTTTTATCTTATTAAAGATCTCTGGTCTTTCCCAAGAAGTCCAATCTATATGTGCTTTTAATCCTTTAGGAATAACCCTAGATACATTTTCTTCTAGTCCACCACCAGTGATATGTGCCATACCTACTATAGGATACTCTTGTAATAATATTTCTACTTGTCTTGCATAGATTGTAGTGGGAGTAAGTAACTCAGGAGTATCTGCCCATGATATCTTATGTCTCCATAACATTTCATTAATTAAACTATATCCATTACTATGAATACCACTACTAGGTAAACCAATAATTTTATCTCCTTTTTTAATAAGTTTACCATCTATAACTTCACCCTTATCAATAATACCAGTACAAAAACCAGCAAGATCGATATCATCACCATATGCTTTTGGAGGTGCATGTCTAGGATGTTCAGCAGTCTCTCCACCTAAAAGATCTATAGCTGCTATATTACATCCCTTAAGAATACCTTCTATTATATCATCCACAATAGGAGTTAACTTACCAGTAGAAATATAATCTAGAAAGTATAATGGTCTAGCACCACATGTAATAACATCGTTGACACACATGGCAACAAGGTCAATACCTATAGTTTTCCAGTCTCTTGATATCTTACAAATATTAATTTTAGTGCCAACACCATCAGCACCAGATACTAAAAGAGGTTCCTCATATCCTACAGGAACCTTTATCATACCATTAAATCCACCAATGTAAGGGGCTTTTGTTTTTAATCTTTCAACGAAAGCATTACCTGCATCAATATCTACATTATATTTCATTAACAATCTGCTAAGTTAGGATGTTCACCAGTAGCATAGTATGCTGCTGCATTTTCACCTGCTTCTTCGCAAGTGTATGAGTCTGCACTACCTGTATTCATGAAGGAGTATGCATCTAGACCATATCCACTGCCTCCACCTCCATTATTCATTCCTAGTCCACACCCCATTAAGAGAAGGGGTGTAAGGAGCAATAGTTTTTTCATCGATTAAGTAATTTCTTGATTGGAACTTGTCTAATCTTATCTATAACATCAGTCTCAACTCTGTCTGTAATCTTATCAATGATGTTGACATCAAGGTGCATGAACGGTGGAATGATTCCTAGTATCCTAAGAAGACCATCAACAAACAATGCAAGTGCAGTAAAACCAAGTATCATACTAATGATAGTTGCTTCTCGGTTATGCTTTGCCATAGATGCTTCATCAATTCTCCGTGCCTCTTCAACGGCTTCAGCAATCATTGCATCTATTTCTGCTTTGGTATAGCAGAGTTTTTTAATCGCTTCTTCTGTCATACCTCTCAGTCTGTTTCTATATCTATTATATCAACCTTGTCAAGTCATCTCATGGAGATGTGTAGATGGGCGTTCTCCCATCTGCTTCTTTCTCTCAATATCCAACTGATATAATTTATTCATTATCTCTTGTTTCTTTTCAATATCTTTCAACTTCTGTTGGACTTTCTTGAGATCAGACTCTATAGATCCGTCTGTCATTTAAGTTTTAAAATGCTTCTCCCAAACCTCCCTGCCTAATATCACAGCAAGTTGTTGATTTGAGTAGAAGTATTTATACGTTTATCGATCTATGATGCTGCTTTTTTCTTTTTCTCGTCCTGTTTCTTCAAGTAACTCTTAAGTTGATTCAACTTAATTTTACGCATCATGTCAGAACGCTTACTGATATGTGGAGGATTAGTTTTTTCAATTGCTTTAATTGCCATATCACCGATACCTTCATCAACAACTAATGCTTCTTCTTTCTTAAACTTACCTGGTGTAGGTTTGTGTCCTTTACCAACATAACCATCTTTCACATCTTTAACGTGAGACTTCCTAAAATCTTTTTTACTTTCATCATCTCCCCTAAGACTGTAAACAGAAGACTTGCCTAATTTACCAGACTTCTTACCACCTTTTGCTTGGTAGCTTACATTTGGTGAGTACTCTTTGAGTTCTTGTTCTTCTTCCTTCACGCAGTTAGGAACTTCCTTACCACCTTTCTTTTTAGTTCCTTGAGCTTTGTAACCATCCCAACAAGTAGATGCTCCCACATTCTTTCTTGCTTTCTTTAGTCCTTCAGCTACTCTTTCCTCAGTAGTTACTGCTTTCTTAACCTTACCAGCAAACTTAACTGTATCCTTAACACCTTTCTTAAATCCTTTTGCGAATTCCTTTACACGCTTCTCTGGTTCTTTACCTGCTGCTCTTGCTTTGTTATGTCTTTCCATACCTTTCTTAACAGCATCACCCACCTTACCAAACAAACCTTTCTTTGATGTTGGTTTTGCTGGTTGAGTTTTCTTAGCAGTCTTAACTGCCTTCTCTACCTTTGCTTTAGTTGCTGCTTTCTTCTTAGGTGCTGCTTTAGGTTTCCTTACAGTAACCTTGGCAACTGCTTTTTTCTTAGCAGTTTTACCTTCTGGTGCTTCTTCATCACCATAGTTACGTTTAGCAGCAGCAGTATCAGCATACTCACCTTTACCTGCTTTCTTTCTTGCTGCATCACCAGCATCAACCTTTGCCTTTACCTTTTCATATGAAGGTGCTTTAGCAGATGCCTTTCTTGCTGCCCTTTCTTCATTAAGTTCTTCAATAGGATCAATAACAAAATCTACAAAATCTTCTAGTCCAACTTCATCAATGATCTGATCAAGACCATCTTCATTGATTCCTTCTGCAAAAAAGTAATCTGCTGATACTTCTATACTAGCATCAACCCACTCTTCAGTTAGATCAATACTTTCGTTAGTGTGTGCAAATGCTTTTCTCATGGTATCCAATTTTAGATGTGGTGGTAAACTCTTTTCTGCTTCTTTCCTTTTCTTCTCTGCTTTCTTTTTAGCATCACCCATTTTACTATGTTCGATTTCTGGTTGATAACCTTTTCCTTCTTCCACAAACTTAACAGGCATTGATACTGTACCTTTACCTGGCACATACTTTGTAGTTCTAGGATTTTTCATGTCACTTCTAAAGTCTTTATGGATTTTTGAATATGCTTTCCTAGTCATCTTAATTTCTTCTTCTACTGAACTAGGTGTTCCATCCTCATGCTCTATTACTTTACCATCTTTATCTTTTGTATGATGTTCTTTAGTCACAGTTGCCTTACCACCTTTCTTATTAATACCATCAGCAAATTTCTTAGCATCCTTCTCATCCTTATATGAGAACTGAGATGGTTTACCTTCTTCACCTTTGTCCTTAGCAAGCACTCTATACGCTTCTTTCCTCAAACCTAAACGACCCAAGAGAGATTTTTTCTTAGTAGGTGACTTGTGTCCATGACGTTTAGCATAATCCATATATGATTCACCCTTCCTCAACTTCTTAGGATCAGACTTTGGTTTAGCAGCATCAGCACGATCTTCACGAGCACGCTGATTAGCACCAGGACCACCCAACTTCTTATCCTTCTCAGGATCGGGATGCCAATGGTCACCCCTTTCATTGATAGTTGCTTTCATGTTATCCATAATGGTATGATGGTTTGTTGGTTTTACCTAGTTTTCCTTTTCTAACTTTTGTTCCAGAAGTTTCTCCCTGTCCAGAAGGATTTTTTCCTGGTTTTGCCTTTCCTAAACTTATAGACTTAGAGGGTTTCTTTGATTCAGTATCATGCAGTTTAGCAGATTTACCTGCTTTCTTTGTGATTACTGATTCCTGTCCATGTTTGCGACCCAATCGTCGCATAACTTTACCAAAGCGACGCTTACTCATTCCCTTACCTGGAGAGGTTTGGTATGAGACTTCACGTCCAGTGCCTTCACCTGATGAATATTTATATTCTCCGACTCCTTTCTTGTAACCAATACCTTTTTTCTTGAGATCTTTCTCAAGGTTTTTTCTACTCGATCTATTTTTCTTCTCATCGGTTCCCCGATCTGCAGAAATATTTCCAGTAGTTTTAGATTTTGCTTTTGAAAGCAACCTTGTAGTAGGATTGCCTTCAACCAAGTTGATGAAATCTTTGTAATACATAACTTTCAGATTATCTTTAAGTGCCATTTTATTCGCAGTCTTATGCATGACTTCCTTATCACGTGTGCCATATAACTTAGACCAACGTTTTTTACCCTTCATCATACCTCTAATGTATTTCTTAGCGGTTTGATTAATTGCGGGTGGAATATCAGACTTAAAACCTTCAGCCATTTAACCGCCTACTACTTGTACTTCTTCAACAATAACTGCACTAGTGGCAGCTGTTATCTTAACAGCACGTAAAATTCTTGCCTTAGGACCAGATGACCAAGTGTAATCAGCACTTGCTGAAGAAGAATCTACGTCAGTAGTTAATAAGTTACTAGTTGAAATTGCAGTAATTTTTTTACCAGCAGTGCCAGCAGAAAGGAAGTTACTATCAATTCCTGGATCAGTAGAGTCATCTACAATCGCAATAAAATCTCCCACAGAGAATGGATGATTTGCAGATGTATCTTGAAGATGCTCACCAACAAAGTAATCAGCAGTAGAATCATCAACTGCTTTAACTATTTTTGCTTGACCAGGTTTGCCACCCTTGATAAGAATGAATTCATTTTGTACTAGAGTTATTGCCGCACCACCGTTAAAAGAAACAGTAGCAGCACCTGCTGTAGAACCAACTCTATAATATCCTGTTTGTACTGTTTGATATTCAGTCGCACCAGCGGCTACTGAATTGGTACTTAATACATTAAGAACTGTCATGTCTTGTTATTTCGTGTCAGTATTATTTATCTCCTTTTGTTTCTTTAACATTTTTTGGAGATCAGCAGTGCTACCAACGAACATTGTGTTATTAACAGTCGATGGTCCTGATTTTTTATCTTCAGCATCTAACTCCTTCATTTTCTTTTGTAAGTCAATGAGTTTGTCAGCAGTATCTGCTACACTTTTAATCGTTGTCGCAGCAACCTCATAAGCTCTAGGATGATCGCTTGCTCTCGCAACGTCAAGAATTCCATCTACTGCCTCCTGTCCTTTCATCACTAACATATGTAATGCAGCACGAGAAGTCTCATAATCTTGCTTGACATCACCTTCTTCAGATTTTTTTAATTGGGGTTTCACCTTCTCAACATGCTTCTGAAGTTCAGAAGGTTCTGCTCCAAAGGCAGTATCGAGACCATCAAAAGGATTCGTCATGTTATTGTCTCGTCAGATCCACTTGTAGGATTACGTTTCTTCATATCGGTAAAGTCTTCGTCAACAATACCGAATCCAAAATCATCATCAGCATCTGCTGTAATAGGATTTGGTTGAATTGTATACCGAACTTCTCTTGGTGCAGAAGTTGTATTTGTATCGGTATAGTAATCTGTAATAACTTTTTTGATAGTCTTGGTATCAGTAACAGGACCGTATAGATAAGTTTTTACAGTAAATTGTAAAGTGTAAATGATTGCTCTACGAGTCTGAAAGTTGTTTTCATAATCATCTTCATAGTCAACACTGTTTAAAACAACAGGAACATCCTTTGTTTCATTTACATCAGGAACTAACTTAACTGCCAGATTAAAATGTGGTTGAAAAAATGGAAGAATTTGTTCAAGAATCTGAAGACCATCTTCCTGATTCTTAGAAATGATTGCTAATTCAAATGAGAGATTATAAGGAACAGGCATATATGCTGTCTTATTCTCGTCACCATCTTTAGGAAATTTAATTTTTTGAGTGGGTGATACCTTTCTTGAAGAATCATATTGAATACCATTAATCTCGAAAGAGATTCTAGGTAATGTAATTTGAACTCTTTTGTTAGTAGGATCAGGAACTTGATCTAATCGTGCTAAGAATTTTTGCTTTGGACCATAAGCCAAAGGAACTTTCTGTACCTCGGTTGAACGACGAAGTTCAATGTTGTTAAACAACGTACCAAACGCTACAACAGTTCGTCTAAAAATTTCGTGATATGAATATGTACCTAACATCAGATTGTAGTGTCAGTAGTGGAACCAATTGAACCGAAGGGATTACCTTCTGTAAAATCTATGATATCGTCATCAGCAGTCTCAAAACCAAAGTTGGTATCAATGCTGTCAGCGGTATTAACGTTATTTAGTGTATTATAGGATGCAGATGTCCAAGCAGCACCAGAAGTTTGTCCAGTTACAGTTTCTGGAATAGTAAAGATACCAGACCTATTGTACACTTGTAGTTGTCTGTCAGTAGCATTCCATGCTTTAACTTCAGCAGTTACATTAGATGTACCACCAGCAACTACCTCACCAACTGTAAACGTACCAGAACCACCAGCAGCAAAGTTGACTGTAATAGCATTAGCAAATGCTGCTTCAATACCATCAATCTCTGCAACTCCAGTATCGAGTGCCTCGTCTGCATACTGGAAGAGTTCACACTGACATTCCCAAACAAAACCTTTTCCTAACTGGTAGAATGGTCTTTCTGCCTCAACAAACTGAATCTCAAATAAATGTTTAGTAGCAGGAAACCAAATTAAATCTCCTTCATTAGGACGACCCTCAACATTCAATACTGCATTATCATCTACAGCAGATGTAAACTTTTCTCTAGAAAAAACAAAAGTTGTTTTGTCTTCAATACGAACACCAAACTTACTTAACAATTCTCCTTGTCCTTCCCATCCCTCTACGTTATTAACATACGCTCTAACTTGTAATGCTTGTGTAAATCTACTATTTTCAACTTCACCTAAAATAGTGTCTCTGTTGACATAGGTTCTAGGCATGTAGTAGATATCTTGACCGTAGATTTCAATACTCTCTACAATTAAATTTTCTATAAAAGTTTGTTCTTGAGCAGAACCATTTGCTTTTAGAAGATTTGTATGATCTCTAAAAACAAAATCTGACGCTGGAGAATTGGAAAATGCCATATTAACCTACCAAATCCAAAGGTGGAAGTTCATATGTCTCACGAAGAGTAGTTTCAAGATCTTTCTTAAAGGTACTCGCATCCTCAAGTATTTGACGACCATTAAGTGTAACACCACCTAACATTTGAATACCATCATACTTACTTAAATTACGACCCCACTGTTGTTGGAATAATGACTCAACATAATCTTTCAACCAGTTGTCATTATACATCGCAGTGTAAGTTTCAGGATCTTGACGCATCATTGTTTCAACTAAAATAAAATCACCAGCTTGTAGTTCTTCCCAATCAAAATCAAGATACAATCTTCCTTGCAGTTCATTGAATCTAGTCCTACGACTATTACTACTATTGGTAATCCAATCCAAAGTCTCAAGATATTGAGAAGTCATATAATAATGAAGGATTTGACCATGAGTCATTGAGTAAATATCATTCAAGAAAATTTGATATTTAATATTAAAAATATTTCCAGGAACAATACTAGAAGCACCAATTTGACTATAAACCTTATTAACACTCAATACACCAGGAGGTAGATCAACATACTCAGTTCCTTCATACCAAGCAGTAGAACCAATTTGAGCAGATGCTTGTGCAGCGGTCTTAATAGCATCAGTAACTTCTATTTTAATAAAAGTTTTGTAACTACCATTATAATGATACTCTTGGTAGTAGTCAATTGCTTCTTCAATTAGATCATCGAGTTGCGTTGTAGCAACGTTGATGTCAATCGTTGGATATCCCAAACGACGAAGAGCATAATCTCTTAGTTCGGTTTTAGTTGCGGGTCTAGTTGCTGACATGGGTTATCAAGAGAATGAAGATATAGTTAATGTAGTAACATCATTTGCACTGACGACTTCTCCTTTCTTAAAGAATCCATCTACATTATCAACGGTGATTGCGTTAGTGCCGAGAGCAGTAACAACACCTGTGGTGCCAGAAGTAGCACCTGTAACAGTTGCTCCAACTTCCATCGTTGTGATGTCAGTAAGAGTTAATGTTGCGTTTGTTGCAACAGTAGCGATATTAACTGTTGCTCCATTACCATGAATTGCTGTAGCATCAAAGGTGAGAGCAGCACCGCCACCACCACCAAGTTGTGCATCAGCAACTGTGATTGTTTCATCAACAACAAATCCTGTACCGTCATCAGTAACAGTGATTGTTGCAGCACCGCTACCATCAACTACAATACTAAATGTTGCAGAATTACCAGATCCACCTGTACCATAATCAGAAGCACCGATTGTATATGTACCAGCAGTCCTTGATGCATCAGCAGCACTAACGTTTCCTGTAGTCTTAATACCAGATGCGTTAGCATTGGTAATAGTTATGGTCTCACCTGCAGCGAAACCAGTTCCACCAGCATTTACTGTTACGTTAGTGATAGCACCTGCAGATGCTGTAATGTCAGCAGTCATAGAAGAACCAGATCCTCCAGTAACTGCGACTCCAGTTGCAGATGAGTAACCTGTTCCACCAGATAATGTTGCTAAGTTTAATGTAAGAACCTTACCTGCATTGGGGTTGGTTACTGTGACAGTATCTGAAATTAGATATCCAGAACCACCTGCGTTTACTGTAGCAGCAGTAATAGCACCACCAACAACAGTAGTATCAACTGTCAAGGAAGAACCTGTACCACCACTGGTTGCTACACCAGTTCCAGCAGTAAATCCACCGCCACCACCAACACTAACTCCTGTTGTGACAACTGCACCTGGTGTTGGGTCTCCACTAAGTGCTAGTGTAAGTGTAGTTGAAGTTGCAAGGTTATTAAGCATAGCACTCAATTGCTCAAATGCATTATCAAGTTTTGCTTGTACTCTTGCTTCTGTATAATATTGATTAGTTCCCTCAGAAAGGTTAGTTGTAGACTTACTGGATAGATCAAGGTTTGCACCAGTTGCAGCAGCAACTCTTGCGTCTGCAAGAGTATTCACCTCAGCATCAGTCCTCTCAGTAAAGGAGATAACACCTGTGCCACTGTTGTATGCTAGGTCTCCAGTAACAGAGATGTGACCTCTAGTTCTAGCAGCAGTAGTGAATAGATTTGTTGATCCTTCAGTTACATTGTCAGTGTCAATATCTGCCTGTGTTACAGATAGAGTTCCAGAACTGTGTGTAATACCAGTACCATATGTAAAGTGAGTTCTAGTTCTAGCAGCAGTTGTAAAGAGATTAGTTGATCCCTCTGTTACATTATCAGTGTTTATATCCGCTTGAGTAACAGATAGAGTACCAGAACTATGAGTAATACCTGTACCATAGGTGAAGTGAGTACGTGTCCTAGCAGCAGTAGTAAAGAGGTTAGTAGAACCTTCAGTAACGTTATCAGTATCGATATCAGACTGAGTAACAGAAAGAGTGCCACTAGAGTGAGTAATACCAGTTCCATAAGTAAAGTGTGTTCTAGTTCTTGCAGCAGTTGTAAAGAGATTAGTTGAACCTTCTGTTATGTTATCTGTATTAACATCTGCCTGTGTGACTGTAAGTGTATAAGTTCCTGCAGCATCGTCATAAACCTTAGTAATACCTGTACCAGCAACTATAAGAGCATTAACTCTATCATCAACACGCTCATCTGTATAATAAAGATTAGTGCCTTCAGCAAGGTCAGCAGTGTCATGGTTAGCAAGACTAGATACTGTACCAGTTAAGGTTCCTGTAATAGCAGTTATATTTGCAGCATCTGCAAAGATTCCTTGCCATCTAACAGAAGATGTACCAAGATCGTATGTACTATCTGCAGCAGGATTAAGATCCTTAGCAGTAGAAGTAGCACCTGTAAGATTACCAACTAAGTCTGAAGTAATCTCATTAGCAGCAAAGTCACCAGATCCGTCACGTAATACTAAGTTGTTTGCAGCGTTTGTATCTGAAGATGCAACGTTAATTGTTGTATTACCAGAAACACCATCAGGGTTAGTAAGTGTAATACCAGATGATGCTGTTACAGCAAGTGTTCTTTGTGCGTAAGTATTTGCAGCAGTTCTTACAACGTATCCTGTACCACTCATCGCTGCTAAAGCAGTAATGTCAGCATCAACATATGTTGTTGTAATTGTTGGAGCAGCACTACCATCTACAGATACAGAACCAGATACAACACCGTCAATAGTGAATGTTCTAGCAGTCTTCCATGCGTCAGCAGTGGTTGCGTTACCTAAGAATCCAGCACCAGCACCAGCAGCACTAGCAGCAGTGATTTGATTAGCAGCAAAGTCTCCAGATCCATCACGATTAACAACTGTAGATGCTGTATTAGCACTTGCAGTTGTCATACCATCCAACAAGTCAACGTTCAGGTTAGCAACCTTAGTAGTTGAAGCGATAGAGAATGGAGCACCACTTGATTTATTAGAAACAATTTGACCATCAACAGTTAAAGCACCATCGATGTTGGCATCATTATCTACATCAAGTGCAGTACCAGCAGCAGTAAGATTTAAACTGCCAGCACGAAGAGCACCATCTGTACCAGCAAGAACCTCTGCAGTATTAGTTGCACTTGTTAGGAATGCGAATTGTGAGGAGGATCTGTCATATCCGAAGAACCCAATTTTCGCAGAGCCGTCATAATAACGGAACTCAACACCACGATCCTTACCGTCGTTAGACGCTGGTGCTGTGTCACCACCCACAGTAATGATAGGGTCATCGAGAGTTGTAACCGTAGAATTGACAGTAGTTGTTGTTCCATTGACAGTAAGATTCCCCGTAATTGTGAGGTTAGATTCAGCAGTTACATCACCACCAACATCTAATGTTCCACGAATATCAGTATTACCATTATCGGTATCAACTGTAAATTTATCATCACCACCAGCAGTTTCAATAGTAAACATCTTATTGTCTGCTTTGATGTTCACATTATCATTACATACCAAAGCACCAGATATATCTGCACTACTATTAAGATCTAAAGCACCAGTTAATTCAGTTCCACCATAAACTCTTAATCCTTCACCAATAGCAACGTTCTTACCAATAGCAGCACCACCAGTTAGTTGGAATGCACCATCAGCAGCATAAGAACCAGATAGAGTTTGTTGAGTATTTCTAGTAATTGTGGTAACACCTGAAACACCTAAGGTATCATTAATCTGTGTTGCATCACCAATAGTAACAGTACCAATGATGTTTGTATTACCGTTATCAGTATCGATACTAAACTTAGTTGTACCAGAACCATTATTAATATTAACTACTTCATTATCACTTTGAACGATTAGAGAATCATTAATAGTTGTTTGACCCGCAACAACTAGAGTTCCGTCAGTTGCTATATTACCTGAGGAAGATGCGATTGTTGCTTTATCTGTTGTACCAGATCTAACTGCAAAGTCTGCATCAACATCTACAGTTCCATTGAACTCAGAGTTGTTTGTGACTACAAGTGTACCACCAAGAGTTGTATTATTATCAACATTAAGTGTTGAGTTTAATTCAGTGTGACCATCAGCAGTTAAAGTTCCTTCAATATTAGTATTACCTGATGCTGAAGCAACGAAGAACTTATCAGTAGTTCCTGATCTAACTGCAAAGTCATTATCAATATCGGTAACACCTTCAATATTAACGGTACCTTGAATTACTGTATTACCATTATCCGTATCAACTGTAAACTTATCAGTACCAGAACCATTTTGAATAGCAAACTCTTCATTAGCAGCATTGATAATGAGTGTATCATTAATAGTTGTCTGACCTGCAACAACTAAAGTACCTGAAGTATCAACGTTACCAGAAGGACCATCAACACTAAACTTAACTGTGTCTCCAGAGTTTTTCTTACCAACAAATAAACCTTGTCCTACTCCAGTAGCACCAACGTGTAGTGTTGTGTTAACACCAGCACCACCAAAGACTCTTAAGTTAGAAGTGTTATGGTTTGAATAACTTGGAGTATATACACCAACAGAACCTGCACGCATTTTATATCGTACAGATAGATAGTTCCTTAAACCGTAATTCTCAGTTGCGTCTTCTTGCTGGTTAAAGTCACCATTCAGGAAGATGTCACCGTTAAACAATACCGCCTTATCAAAGTATCCACCACCATCACATCTGAAAGCACCGTAGTCGGCATTCTGAATTGAGTGAGGAGCACCAGATAGAATATCAGGTTCATTTGTACTTTCTAGATAAACTTCGTTTGCTACGTTCAAAGTAGAATTAGCATCAATAGCACCAGTAGTAGTTACAATACCACCAAATTCTGCATTACCTGTAGTTGTATGAAGTGTAGTCTTAGTTGTACCACTACCATTCTTCAATTCAAGTGTCTTAGAAGCACCTTGGAATACAATATTATCATCAAATCTAGATGTACTATTAGCACGGAATGTACCGTCTACATCTAATAGTCCACCAATATTAACATCATCACCAATTCCAACACCACCAGCAACTACCAAGTCTCCAGTAGTATTAGATGTTGAGTTAGTATTGGTTGTAAGTTTTAAATTACCAGCGATGATCCCTGCATCTGTTCCAGCGAATACTTCGGAGGTATTTGTGGCATCGTAGAGGAATGTAAACGCTCCTGTATGCCCTCCAAGATCTGCGGCTGAATCGTCGTAACCAAAGAATCCAACCTTTGCCGAAGCGTCATAATATCTGAATTCAACTCCTCTGTCCTTGTTGTCATCTGAACCTGGAGCAGTATCACCACCAAGAGTGATAATAGGATCATCCAACGTAGTGATTGTTGAATTAATTGTTGTAGTCGTTCCATCTACCTGTAAATCCCCCATTATCTGAACTTTACCACTTACTGCCCTATCATCACCAGGATCTAGGATCATAGTAGCAGCAGAAGAAGCAATATAATCTCCTTGGAAATATGTGTCTTCTACTTGTACTTTACCAGCAGCATCTGATGCAGTGATTGTAACAGCATTTTCTGCAGTTACAACAACACCACTAGTACCAGTACCAGCATTAGTTGCTAAAATACTTAATGTTCTAGCAGATGTTGAGTCCTGTGTAGTCTGGAATGTTAAATTACCATCTCCAGTCTTGTCTAAAGTTTGTGCAACAGCACCATCCAAAGTAATATCTGGATCACTAAAGTATGATCTTACATTGACATCGATCTCACCAGCACTACTATCGCCAGTGTTATTAGCACCAAACAGAAGATTACCTGAAGTGTCATTAACCTTTATATAATTTAATTTATTTAAACCTCTATATCCCGTAGTCGCAGTTAGTTCTTGATCTAGATCAAAATGCTCTACAGCATTTCCATCAGCAAAGGATATTCTACTGTTCTGTAATTGATCATTATCAATAGAACCAAGAGCCATTGTAACATGACCTGCTGCAGTTACAGCAAAATCTTCTTGATCAAATGAAGCAAGTCCTTTTTGTGGTGATGTTGCAGCACCAAGATGTCTCCACGATCCAGCATCACTTGTATCTGAATGAGTTGGAGCACCAGCACCAGCAGCAATACCTGCTATTGCTTGATATAGTTTCGATGCGTTAGTGATTTGATTACCACGAACATAAGTAGTTCCTGCGTTATAAGCAAGTGCTGTTGTACCTTGTGTAGCAGTAGCGATAGGTACATTTGTTGCAGATGTTAAACGACCTCTATCATCAACTGAAAACTTAACTGCGTTTACAGTTTCAGTTCCAAAAGGTTCGCTATTACTACCAACACCAGATACTGATGTTAGTGATTCAGTGTTGTAATCACCATCAACTACTGTAGTAGTTGCAAGATCTAAAGTGGGATTACCAGCAAGACCACCACCATTGTTTACATTAATTTTACCTGCAGTTCCCGTAATAGTACGGGTTGCCATTGTATTTGTAGCAGTTCTAGAAATAAAACCTGTAGTAGTAAGACCTGCTACAGCAACTAAATCTAAATCATATGCTTGTGCAGATGAACCTTCTACAGTTCCATTTAAATTATAATCAGCAAGAGTTGTTGGGTTTGAAGCATTAGTAACTCTACCTTTAGCGTCAACAGTAACTTTTGTATATGTTCCACTACTAGTTTCCGTATTATCATGGTGAGGTAAACTAGATAATAGATCTAAAGTTGATGTAATAGAAATATTTTCGGATCCATCAAAAATTTGAGAACCACTAACGTCACCAATTATTTGAATCTGTCTAGAACTTGCTAATCTAGATGCGGTTGAAGCATTACCAATGACTGTGGCAGTAATGGTTGCAGCAGAAAAATTACCATCAGTATCTCTCTGAACTAACGTATTTGCCGTGTTTGAGGTCGACTCAATCGGTCGTTCATACCTAAGGGTATTCCATGATGTAACACCATCACCTATCTTAAAACGACCTGTATCAAGTTCGATACCAAGTTCGCCTTGGGCGAGGATAGGGTTAGAGTTTTGCCATTCTTGCCCATTACCACGTCTTAATTGAATTCTATTTGCCATTTTTTACGACAACTCTATGAGAACATGCTTCCAAGTTATTTATGCCATTAAAAAAGGAGACTGGTGTCTCCTCTCTTTTTATGTTGTGAGGTTATCAATCTCTGTGGATTCACTTGCTACATCATCAGCAGGAATATCTGGAGAAGGAACTCCAGTTGGAGGATTTTCATTATAATACTCTAACGCTTCAATAGCACCTTGGAGTTTTAGTGCAATCACTTCATTCGCTTTAATTTTTTCTGACAATTGCTTATTCTCCTCAATTGCCGCATTAAAACGCTCTCTAAACTGTTGGAGCATTGTTTCTTGGGACACCTTTTCTACAGGTGCTGTTGCATCATCTGTCATTTTTTGTCTTGGACTAACGTTAGTAAAAGTGTTTTTATTTCACTCATCTCTGATTTTAACTCAGAAACCTCATTTTGTAAAGCTCGCTTATCTGCTGCTTCTTTTTGCCTCTTATTGTAAGATGCCATATATTTATCATATTCATCTTGATTATCTTTTACTATAGCAGTAGAAGATACATCTCTATAAGAACCCTCAGATCCCTCAACAGGAATCAACTCTGGCAAATCATCTTTAATCGAAGTCATGAATATTCTCCGATCCACCTACAGAAAATGGATTGTACTTTGATCTTGCCATTCTATACATCTTCTCATGTATAGTCACGACCTCTTCAGCATCCTTCTCAAAGTCAGGTGTTGATTCATGTCGTGAAGCATAAGTATCATTCTCAAACCAGTCATCTGCTATTTCTTCTTCAGGTCTTGGGTTTTCTTCTAATTCAATCATTTTTTCAGGGGGTGCGTATCTATTGGTGCCATTTGCTATTGGCATAGAATCATGGGGGTGTGGTTTATTATCCTCTATCATTATGTTGCAAGAGCGATTGCACGTAAATCAGCAAGTAAAGGAACTCTCGCTTGGTTAGAAGATCTTAGAACAATCTTAAGTTGGAATGCATTAAAGTTCAAACCACTTACCTCGTAGTAATAATCCTTCCATAGAATTTCTTCACTAGGAGAATCATCATACTGAAGAGGTTTATCCATTTGTGTCCAACCGATAGAATCGATATCATCACCACTTCCAGTGCTAAATGCTCTGTAGTAAATTCTAACATCTGCCTCTGGTGGACGAGACATTTGGAAATCAACTCTAATTGATCTAGACTCTCTAATCAAACGAGCAAGTCTTGTAATATAAATGGCATCATTCTGATCGCCTAATGGTAGAAGAGAAACATCTTGTGATGTATCAATTGCACTTTGCTGACCGTATGGAGAAGAACCACCTGGCCAAGCATTGATTCTATTAGATGTTGTAATCAACGAACATCTATCTAAGTCAACAACAGGAGAAAGTGATGATTTTGTGGTGGATAAATCAATAAGCATAGTCAATGATTTTTGTCCATCTAGTTTAGCATTCTCATTAACTTCAGAACAAACCATCTTAGGATTGGGGAAGAAGTTATAATCATTCAATGTTATAAACTCATAAGTACCATCATTAACAAAGGATGATTGATCAACAACAGCACTTCCATTACCAATAGATGTTGCTGTAGTTGTATTAATTTTAGCAGTAATATCTGTTTCAGGTAAATTCATTACAGAAACAGTAGGTGTTAGAGTTTCAAACTGTGTATTTTGAGAAGCGAAAATTTGATTTCCACCTGCACGAATACCATTATTTGCCACACCATTAAGATGAAGCATGTAAGTATCTAACCAAGGACAAGATATACTTGTATGAGTCTTATTAATATCGACTAGAGGAATACCGTCAAGGTTATAGCATTCAACAACTGCTCCAGATGCATGTGTTACATCAGTAGTTCCGTTAGTACCCCTACCAGAGGTAGCAACAGTAATGGTTTTACCATCAGAGGAAATAGCATTGTATGTGATAATTTCATCTTCAATCTTAACGTATCCTGGATTTGCATTACTAATAGCAGCACCATTTACAACTTCATGGAATGTACTTGCATTTTCAACAGTTATTGTTGTTGCCGCTGCTGCTAATGCACTAGTTAAGGATGTATTACCAATTTCAGAAACTGCACCTTCAACTTTAACATTATTTGTGCGTTGATGCATACCATGATTTCTATGATATATAAGAATTTCTTTCTCATCATTTGCATAAGTAGGTGCAGAAGAAAGATAAGCACCGAAGGAATCACCACTTTCAGTAGAAGAAGTTACAGTTGCAGACCAACCACCAGTCTCATTTATAGTTTCGGAATTAGTAAATGCTCCAGTAATATAATGAAGTACCAATGCAGTAGATCCATTCCAAGACTTAACAATACCAACAGATCCAGAAGTTGCACCAGTAACAATATCACCAACCTCCAAAGTTCCAGATGCACTACCAACAACCTGAGTTGCAAGTGCTTCAGAAGATCTCAAAAGGAAAGTAGTAGATGTTCCTGCTAACCAATTACCAGATACATCATTAACAGTAATAGTATCTGCAGCAGATCCAGACGTTGTAGAAGAAACTACGGTTGCTCCAGCACCTGTAGTAAGTTGCAATAAGCGAGCACCAATACTAAAGGTATACTGAGTAGCAGTAGGACCAGCAGTAAGGACAAGTTTTGGTTTGATAGTCTGAATTGGATTATCAATTAACCTGTGAATACCACCATTACCTTTACCTTGTGGTGTATTGTTAAGAGCGACTGTTCCAGTTGTCTGAGTAAAGTTTGCACGATACACAGTAAATTTCAAGTCTTCATATTGGTCAGCAGTCCATGTAGATGCGTTCTGTGATTTAAACAGAACACCAGCATAAGGTTGTTCAGAGATTGTTCTATTACCACTGATATCAACATCACCCATTCTAGAGATCCAAACCTTATATTCATTAGAGTCTGACAGAAGAACAAAACAATATTCAACAGAAGACTTAATGTATACAGGTGCTTTGAATGTAAACTTAGTAGCAACAGCAGCACTTTCTGAAATTTCTACCTGATCAGGTGTTATAGTAACATCAGAGAAAGGAAGAATTGTCTTTGTAGGATAACCATTTTCCATTGTTCTGATTTGCATCGAGATTGGAATATTAGCATCTTTAGAGTTGAAGAAGATTTCAACAGTTGAAAGGAATACACCACCTTCTTCCTCAACAATAAATGATTGAGCAAGAGGGTCATACCAACCAATCTGACGTGTTTCAGTTCTAGTTGTTTCTACAACTCTATCTTCAGAAACAGTATCTCTAACAAGTTCAGCATTACGAATTGCCAAAACATTTTCCTGAACAGTTTGTAAAGTTCCTGTTGCTGCGTAAGTTGTGTCAGCAGAAGAATCTACTGCACCAATTGCTTTACTATTTGAATCGGATGTTGTAAATCTAAATGAGCGAGTACCTGTTGCCCAACGTGGATTAGCATCGTTCTTGGGAGAAGGAACAAAGAATGTACCTTGTAAGTTACCAACATTATCAGTTAGAAGACGACGATCCTGAACAACTGCTCTAGCACCAGAAGTTTGACCAACTAAAATTTCTCCAACTTGCATATTACCAAAGTAATCTGGTGATACAGTTTCAGATATAGCAGTTATATCATGATTTAGAAGTGCTGTTTGAGAAGCATATGATGTAGGAAGAACTTCTGTGCCTTTACCATAAGGATTAGTCTTATATCCATCATCAGGAGCAACAACTTTTAATTGACAACCTGAAGTTTCTCCAAGTACAGTTTCACCAACAACAAAAGGAGTTTCATTTGTTCTAGAATCTGTTGTAGAGTTCTTAATAAGTTCAATTACTTTAGGAGTAAGGTAAGTAGTTACATCAACACCATCAAAGAATGCATACATTCTAGTACGTGGTTTCATTCTATCGACATTAAAACCAATATTACGAGATCTAATCCAAGGAATAGCACTTCTGGAAAGAACACTATCTCCTAAAGATCTACGTTCGATCTTAGGAACAACCCTTGTACGAACACCTTGACGTGCTTGATTGTTTACAACACGAAATGTACGACGTTCATGTAGATAGAATAGACCTTGACGACGCTGACCATGACCAAGAGAACCTAACTGACGACCAACACCAAACGTACCAGATGCAGATCTGTTTCGTGATGTTGATGTAACTGATTCACCAGTCCAGTTAGTCTGCCATGATCCCCATTGAACAGGTGCAAAACCATTCTGATCAACCTGCAAATCATTAGATACGGATGAGAAGTCTCCTTCAATGTTCTCAACACGAGCTGGCACACGCTCAATATCAATCCAATCATCAGATGCAGGTGTTAAGTCAATACGACCAATGAATGTAAATACGTTGAATGGGTTAACATTCTCAGTTCTAGATGCATAAGGTTGGGTGATAAGTGCAACATCTTCGTAAGGTAACATCAAGACATTACCAGCAGTCTTAACAATATTCGTAGAGTCTGCTGCATTATATACAAGTCCTACGTTTGTTGTGTAATGTTGTGGACGTAGTTGTCCCTCTTTAAAGTCAAGAGAACACTTGTAATCTGGATTCAGAACATCACCAGTTGTGTGATCAGTAAAATCATCTACAACATAACCATTCTTCAAACGATCAAATCCATTCTCGTCATAAGTCTTGGTGTTTTCTGCTTGAGATTCGAGTAATGATAATGAAGTATAATATTCAACGTGGGTGAGTCTTTGCTCAAGATCACCAATATCTTTCATCGTATACCTTCTGATTACTTCTGTAGAAATCAGAACATCTCTTTCTGGATCAAACACATATGGTTTATATTCAATTGATGCTAAGAGCATCGCATTTTCAACTTTTGGGGGTGGAATCAAGTAATATCCAGAAACACCCTTACTTACAATTAGTTTTCCATCATGAGAGAGATATAATTTATCAATTCTAGGAAGATACCATGAATAGTCTGCTCTAAAGGAAGAGTTGACCTGCATAATATCAAAGATAGTTGCCCCGCCAGCACCACCAGCTGTACTGAATACCCTAGAAACAAAGTCAAAAGTACTACAATTGACATAGTAAGGAGCACTAACAGTTCCAGAACCATTTCTAAGTTCTTTAATAGCAGGACGGAAATCAATTTGATCTCTAATATACTTAATAGAACCATCCATCTTGTAATTAGGAATCTCTTTATAACTAATTCCACTATAAGATTCTGCTGAGAAATAATCACCAGATGCTTCATGGGAGAAGAAGTCAAAAATTACAAGCAATCGTCTTGTAGGTGCTACAGTAGAAGGAAGACGAATTAGTTTTGATACATCATAGAAATTAGTTCTCTGTCCTGATTCAAGTTCAAACTGATCTGTAATAACTTTACTTCCTGCAAAAATAGAACCCTCAGTATCATCAATAATACCTGTGATAGCATCTCCAGCAGTATTTTCACCAGTAATAGATTCTCCTGTAATGAATGGAATTTCATTAAGACCAACATAATATAATTTTAAATCTGCGTTAGAGAATGAAATAACTCGACCTCTAGCACCAGAAGTTTTACCAACAATTAATGTGCTTGCAGCAAAGAATACTGATTCAGTAAGAACAACATATGGTGAAGATGCATCATTATCATCATATGATTCATATATTGCATGAACGTTATAAACGTCATTAACACCAAACGAAACATCTAAATCTTCAACTCTAGTTCCATAAAGAGTACTATAAGTAAGACCTGTTGGTTGAGTATCAACATCTATATCAGTTTTAATGACTTTCAATGCCTTCATCTTAGCAGCAGTCTTAATCTTTTTAGAAACAGTATTCTTAGAAACTAATGCTGTAAGAGTTACTGTAGCAATATTAGTAAGACCACTGATTGAGAAAGACTGATTATCAGAACCAAAAGATGTTGATAATACACCAGCATCTACCTGTGCATCAATATCTACGTTCTCTCCATCAGTAAACACTGAAGAAGTTCCTTTATCAATAATTGTAAGAATATAATTATCACCAGATAATGCACCAAATGCTTCAGTCTCAGGAAGAGTAAATGTAATAGAACCTGAAGTTACCGTCTTGGATGCAAAGTTTCTAAAGACAAAGAACGATTCATCGCTCAAAGACTTCATCGTATCTTCTGGTAGGTCAAAAGAAAGTTCTCCGTTCTGATAATCTTTCTGGAAAATGAACGGACGCAATCTAACTAATTCACTATACTGACCAGCAGCAACTGTACCAACCTTTAAAGTATTGTCAAGTCTAGTAGTTTGATCAGTGTAATCAAATATAGCATCTCCTGCCAATACTGTAGACTTTCTATTTCCAGAAGTTGTTGCAATAGCAGTAGGATCAACTCTCTTAACACGAAGAGTATTTGTACCTTCCAAATCAGAAAGTGTTGGGGTGACTACATCACCTGGTCTCAAATCCTTTTCAAATCTTGTACGGAAACCAGTAATATCTTCACGACCAACACTAGCAACATCAAATTGTAACGCTGCAGCACCACCACTTCCTAGTTGAGCATCAGCAACAGTAATAGTTTCATTAATAACATATCCACTACCACCGCCAGTGACAGTAATAGTAGCAGCACCAGTACCATCAACAACAATAGTAAAGGTAGCACCAGTTCCAGATCCATCAGTGGATACACCAGTACTAGCAATATTATATGTTCCTGCAGTTCTGGCACCAACAGCAGCACCAATAGTATCAACAGTTAAAACATCACCAGTTGTCTCATCGATATTTACTGTAGAAGATTCAATAGGACGAGAATCATTAAGAATCCAGTTTGCACCAAATCTAACAGCACTGGAACCATCAAGACCGAAAGAAGATCTAACATCACTTAATTGATAAGTATGTGCTGCCTCTAAGGTTCCTGAATCTCTATTATTAACAGACAGAATTTCACCATTGGTAAATTCACCACTCACATGCTCAAGATAGATGTAATGTGTATTGTTTCCAGTATCTGCAACATAACCTGTCGCCCCAGAAGTTTTACCAACAATTTTAGTACCTGCAGTATAAGTTACTGCATTCGTGATATTCAGAACGGTAAACATCTGAACATCAAAGAACCAGAGATCGTAAACACCACCAACAATAGTTGGTTCGATTCCAAATGGTGATGTTGCAGCTAAAGCACTACTAGATTTTTGTAACTGAACTACCCTACATCTACCAATTCTATTAGCACCTGACTTTACAGAAGATGTTGCATTTGCTGCCCAATCATCATAAAGATTTAGAGTTTGATATGCATCACTAACACCATCTCCAGATATTTCTGGCCAACCATGAACATCATAAACCTTTACAAAATTACCAAGATTGAAGTTAATAATACCATTTTGACGAGTTTCAAAATCTCTTGGTTTATCTACATCAACATATCGTGGACTAATAAAGTTAGTTCTATATCCTCTAATATATGCTTTACCAGGAGAAACCTCAATTGCTAATTTATTATCATCAGCGAGATTACCTTGATCTGAGTTTTGACCTTTATTATAAACACCATTATTAAATCCATCATTAAGATGCTCTCGCATATTAACGTTAAATGTATCAATTACATAGTCACCAGACTCTTCAAAAGTTCTACGAGCCAATGATTTTTCTAACTCACTATATTCAGTTCTCTCTACAAAATTTTCTACCCTACTATTGTTAATTCTTAAAAGTTCAATGAAGTCTTTATCTGCTTCATCAGTAATTAATCGTTTTACAAACTGTGTTTGAATTTTAAATCTATGAGCACCTGGTGCAGAATAATTTGAAGTTCCTGCAGCATTATCATTTAGAGATTCATCATCTTCAGGAGTGACAATAGATTCTAAAATCTCAAGACCTACTCTGTAAGAAGGATTGCTACTATACTGATCAAGAATTAGATAGTTAGTTGGGACATTTACAAAATGACCTCTAATATAATAAACACCTTCACTAATATATGCAGTAGAACCTACAGCAGTAGCAGCAACAGGAAGCAACTGAGCAAAAGGAGTACCGATCTCAATTAGAGTTGATCCAAAAGTAATTTCCTTATCTGTAATTAACTGTTCATTAATCTGGAATGTTTTCAGACCAGTGGCAGAAGTAGTATCACCAGAATCTATATACTTAACATATAATGTGATATAACCTTTTTCTGATTCCGAGGCAGAAATACTATATAAAACCTTTGCCTTAACGCCTGTAGTTAGACCCTCAACAATAGTTCCAGTTATTTGAGTTCTATAAGTTTCAACATCACTACCCAAGAAAGATTCTTGAACAAGAACTGCCTGAACATCCAAGTCATAACCAACTTGACCTGGAATTACCATTGCACCATCTTTGAATAGGTGCGTTCCAACAGATTCTACTTGGTTCTGCAGAACACTCTGCATTGTACTGAGTTCTCTTGCCTGAATAGGAAATCCAGGACGGAACAGCACTCGATAAAAATTCTTATCTTTATCGAAGTCGTCGTAATACGGTGTTACGTTTAGGTTAGTATTTTGTGCCATTCGGGTTAGAACTCGATTACGATTTTAATGTCTTCTACTTGGTCGTTTGCACGACTGATTGATCTCCTATTATCTATATAAACAACCTGACCGCTGTTTGGTTCAATTTCTGCTTTTGCATATCCACTAGTAAATCTCATACCCAAATCATATTCAGTGTTGTTAATAGTTCTAGAAGAGGAATTTGGAACAGCAGGGAAGTTTACGTCTGGTTGACCAGATGCACCTGAAGTTGCTCCACTTATAACGTTAGATCCATCAAACTCATTTTGTGTACCAGTAACTTCAGGGAAAATACCATCAACTGAGTTCTGATAATATTTCAAAACTTTAGTTGTTGCATTCCAAGAAATAACTCTTGCTCTTGCAGTAATGTTAGTACCTCCAACAACTCTAGTCTGAGTAATAATTTCATCAGGAACATAATTTCCTTGAAATGTCGGAGAGAAAATAACTGCTTTTGTAGCAGAAACTGTCAAATCTGCAAGAAGTTCTGATGTACCAAACTTGAGTGGATTTGTTACTAATCCAATACGACGATAATCATTATCAATAGGGAAATCACCTGCACCCTCATCATATGAGAGTTTAGCGTTAATCATTACACGGAAACCACCAAGTTCAATACTTGAATCGTATCCATGTCCATCTGGAGGAGGAATAATAACATCAACTTCTCCACTAGTTCCAGTTCCAATACCAGTGATAGCATTGATACTGATTTGACCAAACGTGTATCCTGTACCACCAGATGTCACTGTGGCAGAAGTAATCTTACCACCGTCAACAACGATAGAAACACGTCCTCCAGTACCATCACCATTAATAGCAACGTTATCATAAGTTCCGTTATTATATCCAGAACCAGCAGCGTTTATAACAACAGTATCGATTTCTCCAGTAACAGCATTAGTCTTTACCGCAGTATTGGTAAAGACTGGCATGTAGTCATTAGAGAAGAATTTAAGGACTGAAGCAACAGGGATGGTGTACATATACTTCCAACGATATCCATCGCCAGTAGTAATAATAGAGGTACTGGTGCCAGTAGGCTCAACTGTAGAAGGTTTACCATTAGGATCAGAGGGTGAGGTACCGTTATAAATGCATTTATATACTTGATATTGTGAATTCACAACAAAAAAGTCTGCATCATATAATTTAGTAGCACCAGAAGCAGCAGTTTTACTTGGAGAATAGTTATGACGATACATGTCATAAGTAAAACCCAAACCACCTGTAGTTTCTTCAGGAGAAACCCAGTCAATTCTACGAACAACCTGAACCGTATCAGCAGCAAGAACTCTCTTAAGAGAGATCATATCATCATACGAGTTAGAAAACTCCGAAAATGAGTCCACTGCCTGTGGGGGTGCGTTCTCATTGTCCCAAGGTTGGGATCTTCCAATAAAAACATAAAGTCTATCTCGATTAGAACCTGCTGCAGAATCGCTTTGAGTTGCATCTGGTCCTTCAAGTGCTTTGATGAATTTTCTCGCTGAGAAAATTCTAAATTGATCAGTTAATAGGGCTGCCATGTCCTAGGTACTATTGTCCTCTTGTTTATTTATGTCTATTTGGAACGAACGGTTGATAAATACTCAATGCTCTTAATTCTATACTGTGCTCCGTTATTTCCAGAGACCTTTTCACCACCCATAATTGCATATGCAAAAACACCAGAACCAGTTGTATCTCCACCAGCATTAGTGAAGGTGAGTGATGGGTGTAGATTATATGAGTTGTCTACACTCTGCACATAACCATATCCACCATTTGTGATAGTAACTCCTTCAACTTGGTCGCCAGCAATTGTCATAGTGACCGTTCCAGTTGCTCTAATATCACCAACATCTTCAAATGTCATTGTCGGTGTTGCAGAATAGTTTGTTCCTGCATTTTGTACGACAACATCAACAATTGTACTATTTTCAGCAAATTTATATAACAATCCAGATTCTCCAACATTAACATCACCAGTATTGAATGGAATAACATCTTTTACTTGAAGAACTTTAGTTGATGAATCCCAAGAAACTACTGTTCCTCTGACACCAGATATATCTCCAGTAAGAACTTCGTTAACACTGAAGTTTTGACCATTACCATCATTAGCATCCAATGTTATATTAACAAGAGCAACGTGCTCTCTTCCTTCACTAAGACCACCTGCTATAGAAATATTTGCATATCTAAATGGTACATTAGCATCTTTAACGCTATCACCAACTTGTAATAATGTAGTATTTGTTCCACCTTGCGTTTCTTCAATACCATAAAGAGAATTGTAAATACCACCATCCAAACTAATTTGGTTCTCATACTCAGTTGCTGTATTGACTAGATCAGGTATACCATCTCCTGCTCCAGCGTTTTCCGCAATATCTTGGAATGCTTTATCTTGAAGAGTTGAAATTGGGACTGTAAGGGTTGTAATTGAAGATCCCGCCACGGTAAGAATAACATGTGGAGAGTCAGTGGATCCTGCACTAGCAGCAACGCCAGCATCAAATTGAACTGTAGCTTCTTCACTAGATGGAATACCACCATCAATAAATGCTAATTCATCAATTTCAAATGTTAACAACAGTTCTCTAGTACTAGCATTCCAATCATAAACTTTAGCAATTTTATTACTAGCACTTTCAACTCTACGAATTACTCGATCACCAATATTGAATTTGTATGTAGAAACACCACTGTCGTCATTTTGACCATCATCAAGAATAACTCTTTGATCATAATTAAAGTTTACACCTCTAGTAATACCAGCAAATTTTTCATCGGTTTTACTAGTATATGAAATAGTTTCATAGTCTAAAATAAATTCACCTGATCCAGGAAAAGCACCAGTATTTTTTACATAAATTTCACTAGCAGATGTAGTTACATCTTTAGTAAGACCAGTCAAGTAAATATTTTTAGCATTATTTGCCTGACGAGCTCTAGTCTTACGTTTGAGATTTACCAATCTCGTAAATATTACAGTTGGTGGGGAAGTATAACCCTCACCCTGATCAGTTACTGTGATGCCTGTAATCACTCCCTGATCAATTGTAGCAACTGCTTTTGCTCCGATACCATTTCCACCAGTCAAAAGAACAAAGGGAGGTTCCTGATAGAATTCTCCAGGATCTGCAATACTAATTGAAGTAACTTTTCCAGTAGTATCAACTTTCGCAGATCCTTGAGCATCCTGACCTCCTCCTCCTTCAAAAACTACTGTAGGAGCACTACTATAACTTCTACCAGCATTTAATAAAGTTAAACCTGTAATTGTCTGTACTGTAGATGTTCCAGTAGCACCAGTTCCTTCACCGCCTAAAATTCTTGCTTTTGTAGTATTATAATAATTATCACCATTCTTATTCATCTTGATATAAGATACTGCACCACTATCTGTAAGTACAACGTCTCCAGCAGCACCATCAGGGAAATCTTGTACGATTTCTGGAACAGCATCTCCCTCAAATAAGGGTGTACCGTAAAATTTACGTCCAATGACATATGGATAAACAGGATTTCCACTGCCATCCTCTGTCATAAAATATGCATATGTACCATTTGGATAGTCTGGAGTTACCGCAAACTTTCCATTAAATTCATCAAGAGTTCCAACACTAGAATCGTAAATATAATCTTGTACTAAATCACCTAAAATATAACCACTTTGAACAGTTCTTAATCCCAAACCACTAGTTTGATATCCAAAAATGTATAAAGCATCAGGTGCTGTTGCTGGAACAACAATTTGAATTCTTCTTTGAGTTGCTGCGTTAAATCCAGCGATATATGCAGCATAAGTTACTGTAGAACCATCTAATGTATATGTGACACCTAATTCATACAAATATGAAGTGGTTCCAATGCTATTAGCAGGATGCCATCCACCATCAGTTTCTGAAAAGAGTAAAAATTCACCATCATTAGAAGCGTTATCTTGATTAAAAATGAAAGTCTTTCCTCTACCTAAAGATAAGAAATTAGGTCTAGAACCATCAAATAAAAATTGACCATTGGAAACTGTTACAGTATAGGTAGTTGTAGCAACCGTATTTACAACAGGTCTTGCACCAGGAAGTTCTGCAGTAGTTCTTAATCGATGTGAAGATACTTCTCTTGCAGCATTACCACTAGAATTATATCCATAAGGTCCATAGATGGGATATCCATCGTAAGACATACCAATAATCTTAGAATGTCCATCAGTGTGACGACTATAATCTAAAGTTCCACCAGATCCATAATAATTTTCAACATAATAATTATTGGTTAATGTCTCAGCAGTAGTATCTGTACTGATAATCATATATCCTTCATCACCAGAAGAACCAGCCATATTTGGATGATTTAAACAGTAATAATAAATTCTATTTGTTTCATCAGAATTCATCATGAATATGGGAGCATATTCACTTTCATAATCTGTTGCTGGTGCTGAAGATGCTCCAGTACTTGTATAGTAAAGAGTTCCAGGAGTATCGTTATGTGTACCGTCAGCAGTTGTACTAAATCTGATTGGATGATTATTATTAGTAGAATCTGATTGATTAAATTTAATCAGATAATTTTGTTTTACTATAATATTTTCTGGAGCAAAATAAAATGTTCCTGGTGTAAAAGTACCAAATTTTGCTGCATCTGTACCAAAATCAATATAATATGCATTAAAAGTATATGGATCCTCAGAAATTTTAAATGAAAATCCTGTAGAACCTAAACATAAGTCATTCTTAGAGAAAGAAGACCCAGTAAGTTGTCTCAAATAAATTCTAGTTACAACATTACTACCATTTCTTACTACTTTAGAAATTTCTCCAGAGGCATTACCACCAATTTCATCAATAGTTCTACCTACAGCAACAGTACCAAGAGTTTCATCAACGTTTGTTACATCTATAGCAACATTACCAGTTTCAACCTTTACATTCCACGTAAATTGTTTGAATTTCCCCCATTCCAATACACCATTTTCAAGTTTAAATTCATCAAGAGTTTCACTTGAATGATAATATCTTACATTTCCTTCAGTTACAGTATCATAAACACTATTACCTTTAACATAATTATATTTTACTGAATCAATAGCAAAGTTAGTTGGTGCATTTCCTGTTGTTCCCCATTCTGGTGTATGTAAAAGACCACCGTTAGCAAGAATGCCAAGTACTTTGTTATCTTGTTCTGTTCTAATAGTAGGATGAGGTACATCTTTACCACCACGATAGATAAATGTTTGATCAAATGATCTATCAACTAAAGGACCACCACTAGGTGCTGCTTCTACTTGGATCCAAGTGGGTTTAGGATGATTATCAGATTGTATGCGAAGTCTATCTGTATCTGTACTAAAGGTTCCTGAAGTTAAAGAGTTTGGATGATCTTGCCAAATTCTATTAACATCAAAGGAATTTATAACATTTGGTGTTTCTTGTTCTGGAAAAAACTGTAATCTTAGAGGATCATAACCACGACCTCTTTCAAGAACTCTTACATGAATAATTTGTCCAGAATCAGAATCGATAATAGGATACAATAATGCATCCGCATCTGGTGTTCCACAACCAGTTACAGTTAATCGTGGTGGATTTGATGCATCATATCCCGATCCACCTTCTAATACTCGTATTGCACGTACTCCAAAATTCTCATCAAAAATTGGTTTGATGGAAGCACCTGTACCTGGAACAGTTCTAGTCATTTATATTAGTTTAATATATTGATAGTGCCGTTCATAAGAGAATGAACAGTGCATTGATAATAAAGAGTGTTTGGAGAATCCATAGGAACAGTCCAATAAAGAATACTTGTTCCACTACCAGATTGACCTGTAGTATATGGAGTTCCAGAAAGTCCCTGAGTACTTTGGATTCTAAATGGATGGTTAGTACCATTTGCACCGTTATCAAATGCGTATGTCATGCCTCGCATAACATACAATGTTGGATCTTCTGTAGGTGCAGAGAATCCAGGACCATCAAATGTAAAGTGAGACCCACCAACAGCACTCAGTTCCCACCAAGTCATCGGACTGCGAGTTACAACCCAATCAGTTCCATTCCAGTATAAAGAATCTCCCTGAGTAATAGAAGGTACATCAGTATCAGTTAATGCAGCAAAAGTTGTAGTTAACGATCCACTGAAATTAACTGTAACTGTATCTCCTGAAACTGCAGTAGTAATGTTAGTACCACCTGCAACAGTTAGTGTATCTGTAGTAGAGTTAGCAGTTGTAGTTCCAGTATCACCAGCAACAGTTGCAAATATATTCTGTAAACTTGCTCCTGCATTATCATCTCCAGGAACAAATTTACTTCCACTAGCATTCCACTTTAAAATTTGTCCATCTGTAGGTGCAGCAGTTGTAATATCGACATCTGTTAGTAGACCAACACTAGAATATTCAGTAATAATTTTTGCTCTTACATCACCAGCACCACCAGCAGTGATATTAATATTTACATAAGGATTATCATCACCATCAACCGTAAAGAAATAACCAGTATTAGTAGCTGCAGGTGCATTACCAAGAGCAGTATACTCGTTTTTATAGGAAATAGTTGATCCTACACTAACACCTCCAGTAGCACCGTCAAAAGTAGCAGTTTCACCTCCAGCAGTGATAAGAACATCTCCAGTTCCATTAGGAGCAAGTGTAATATTTCCATTTGAAGCAGAAATAATACTATTTCCTGAAACATCCAATGCAGAAGTTAATGCATTAAAATTAGCAGGAACAAAAGAACTACCATTATATTTCAGTACCTGACCCGTAGACGGATTAGAAAGAGATATACTTAACGCAGTATTGTTTCCAAGAGCAGTGTAAAGTTCGTTAAAATTATCATTAATTTTATCGCCACCACTTCTTAGCGTATCACCTGTATTATCATTAGCTGTAGTACCAATGTTTAGGGATTGTTTAGCCATTACTCACTACTTTTTTAGTTATTTATAGGATCTCTGGATCTATTAGTTCTTCACCATACTGTGAAAGATCTGGTGGAGTCCAATCTGTAGGAACCGTAGTTTCAACATCAACCTCAGGATTTTTATATCCAGAACCAACATTTGTAACCGTGACTCCAGCAATACCAATAAGTGCCTTCACCTGACCTTCAAATCCAGAAATAGAATCTAATCTTACAACAGGTCTAGAGGTATATCCAGATCCACCAGATGTTACGCTAACCCTTTCAATAAATCCACTAGTTAAGACTGCAGTAGCATTTGCATTTTGTCCAAAGACAGATCCAAGATAATCAAATGTAATTAATGAGTTTGAAGATTCTATAACTGCAACCTCACGGTCACTTACCTCACCTTCAATATCAATAAAGTCACCCGCTTCAACTGGTGGTACAACTACGTCTGCATCAACGTCTGCCTCAGAACCAACATAAGAGAATCCTACAAATGTTGATCCAAAACGAGGAACTTCAGAGAATATAATTCTAGAACCAACAAGTTCAAAACCAATACCTGGTTCCTGAAGAACACCATTAACAGAAATAATAATATTATTTTCTGGTCGAATAGTGGATGATTGAACACCATCAGTGAGTGTAAGCGAGTAGAAAATGTCGTTACGCTTAAGGTTAAATGATTGACGTAAGGAATCAAATTCAAATCCAATATCATCTAATTGTCTTAATTTACCAAGATAGAATCCTGTAAACGATGCACCAAGTTCAGGAGCTTCACTAAATTGAATTTTATCAGAGAATGCTGTATATGCATTTCCTGCTCCTGGAGGTTGTAAAATACCATTTATAAAGATCATCATATGACCATCAGGATCAGGGAGATATTGAGTACCGTTACTGGTAGTCAAATTAAATATGGTTTGAGTTCCATCAAATCCTTTAAAGAATCTCTTAGTCCTTGCTTTAAGTTCTTTTCTAGTAATAACTGCGGATCTATAGTTATCTCCACCTCTGAGACCATCTCTAGCACTAAAGGTTCCATTAACATTTGTGAGATATAATCTCTTGTTAAGAGAAACATCACGAATTTCTTGAATACGAGCAGAACCTCCACCAGCAATAGTAGTTGCAGCAGAAACTGTTGCTTGTCCAACTAAAGTGTCATTAGTAGATGAATAATCACCAATGGTGTGACCATTTCCTATTGTTCCCTCAACAGGAACATAATAAACGTAATTATTGGTTGAATCATATTCAGTAATAATACCATAATTACTAGTGTCCTGACCACCATTAATAATGCGATAAATTCTGTTACCAACAGTGAAAGTATTTAAAGTAGCATCTACACTTACAGTCAATCTCACATGACCAATAGAAGCAACTTTATCCCCTACTTGAACATCAAGACCATTATATTTCTTAACATCCAAGTATTCTCTAGATGAATTAGGATAAACAACAGATGTTGTTTCAAGAGATCCAAGAAGAGATGCTGTATCTACCTGTAGTCTTCCTCCAGTATTATCAAGAACTGCTGCAACATTAGTAGTATAAGAAACGGGGTCTGCAGATTGTGTGCTTGTATATCCCTTGAATGAAATGTTTTCAGTAAAGGAACCCTTAACATCAATGACATGCAGTCTACTTTCAATCGCACTAATCTGAGCAAGTGTTGTATTTGCTGCACCTTGAATTACGTCTGTAACTTGCCATGTTCCTGCAGTTACAGCAACATCGAGATACTTGTAATTAGCATCTTCATGGAAACCATATACAACACCAGTAATTCCAGAATCACCTTGCTTCTGGACAACTTCATTCATTGTGAATGGACCATCAGTAATAACTCCATCAATTCTAAATCTCTTATAAACTTTAGCAACCTTTGCTTCATTTAAAGTGAGTTGTTGAATTTCTGCAGAAACATCCAATGTAACAGAGTACGCATAATCAGATTGAACTATCTCACCACTAATTCCAACAGGAATATCACGGTCACCATAAACTTTAGTTATTGTAGATAATCCATTATTTTCAGAAATTGTAGTGAAATGTTCAGTATCTTTTAGTTGTCCAGCAACTATGTCCAAACTAGTCCCAACAAATGCCATCGCTGTATCAGTATTATAATATGCAGCACTAGCACTATCATAGAATTTATAGAAACCTGCGGCTGGTGATGGACTTACCAAAGTATCATTAAGTGCTTGTTTTACATAACCTCTTAACAGATCTAATGCAAATGTTTTAATATTATACTCTGCATTTGTATAGAATTCGGTTCCAAGAACAGAAACATATGTTCCAAGTGATTTTGTAGTAAGTTTGGCACCCCAAACAAATACACCAGTTCCACCAGCACCAGTATAATCCAATAAACCAGTACTACTAAGAACACTAAGTCTATTTTTAAGAGAACCAAATCCATATCCAATATCTATTGTCATGAATAGTCTATACCATCCATCACCAAGAGGGATAGATCCATGTGCAGAGACATTTACGCCAGAAGTAGAGAATATACTACCAACAACACCTGTGGTTAGATTGACACTAAAGTGTCCATATTCTGCACCAGTATCTAAAAGAACTGTAAATCTAACTCTATCATCTTCTCCTTTTTTGACAAACATTGAAGATGTGTATGTTTGTGTTGCAAGATTAGCACCAGTATCAAATGTTTCTGAACCATTATCCCATTTAATTGTATCAGTATCAAATGTATCAAATGATGTTAAATTATAAGTTCTTTCAATCTTGTGTTCACCATTAGTTGCAGTAACTACAAGTTTTTCAGATGTTAATGTAGAGTCTGGACTGTAACCTGCATTAGCGGTAACTGTGGTCAGAGTTGGTGTCCAATTTTGATCGAACTGTTCAGGTGCGACCCAAAGATTAGTATTGTTAACAGAACCTTGAATTAAAGAAGATATACTAGTTTTAGCATTTTCAATAGTTTTTACATTACTGTAATTGTTATACCATTCATGTACTGAAGTAATACCACCAGTAGCAATTGTAGCAGTAGCACCAGAAACAGGAGCAGATAAACTATCTCCTGCTGAATATAATGTTCCAGTAACAGTTCCAATAACCATTCTAGATCCAGAAGCATATAAAACAATAGCAGTTGTTGCTCCACCAATAATAGTTTCTCCAACAACAAAACTACCACTCAATGAACTAAATTCAAGAGAATACGCTGTCTGTGTGTCAACTGTATTGGAAGTGATGTAATCATATTGAACGTTGTTAACAACATCATCAATGAATGAATTGTATGCCCAAGAAGAAACACCAAATTGACTATTGACTAAAGATTCGATCTCTGCTTTATAGTAATTCTTATTATAAAGAATATTTTTAACTACACTACGTGCTTCAACATCTCCTGGGAATAGAGTATCTAAACCAAAGTCAATAAGATCTCGCATTCTATACCAAACTTCATTAATATCTGTAGGAGATTCTGAATCTCTATATGCAGCGATGTTTGTATGAGATGCTGCATATTGATCACCAGATATACTATCACCATTTGTATAGAGTAAATTTTTAATTGCTTTTTCACTTACTGTTTTTATTAATTCATGAGCAAAGAAGAATGCATAGAGTTCATCACCAACAGGAGTAATTTTCTTAGTTGCATCCAAGAATTTTTCCATTTGAGCAATAGAACTATTATTACCACCTGTTTGAAGATCTGAAATTGCAGCAATTATAAACTCTTCAATATAAGTTCTATAATTAGTAATATCGTAAGATAGAGCAGCGAAAGTACCACTTGGGATGGAATAGTTAAGTTCTGTTCCAAGCAATCCAAGAGCACCAGTTCTACCAGAAATTTCCTGACTAATGTATTCTCTATTAAAGTATAATCTATCAGCACCAATATTAAAGTCGTTGCTAGTAGGAGCAATAATGTCGTTAATGGTTGTAATTAGAGTGTCAATGGCACTCTTAACATTTGCACATTGACCAACAGTAGTAATTCCATTAGAAGTTGCACTTACAAATGTATGTGCTTGAACATTTGTTGTACTACCAACATTAAATGTAATTGTTGTTGCATCAGCAGCAACAATTTCTAAGTTACTACCAGACGCAGGATCAGTTGATCTTGGATATCCAACCTGAGATGAAGTAACAGCACCAACATTAACAGTAATTGTTGTACCAGTTACAGCACTAATTGCTAGAACACCATTATTAAGACCTACTGTATTAATAGATGCAAGGTCAGTAGAACGTGGATATGGGTGGAGAGAACTATGATTATCAGCATCACAAGTAAATACCAATCCAAGATCCTGAATACTAATTGTATTACTTGTAGTTAAACTATGTGATCCAATTTCTAATACTAAATTGCCAGTTGAAGGATCATATGTAGTTCCTGCTGCAGCAGTAAATGGTCCACCAGAGTTTGCTGTAATAGCATTCGTAACACCACTTACAAAAATATGAGTTCCTGTACCACCAGCACAACTAAATGTTAGAGAACCATCTGCAACATTAATCTCTCTTCCAACTTGAAGACTATGAGATCCAATAGTTGCAACAATAAGACCAGTTGCAGGATCGTAAGTTGCTCCTGTTGCTGTAAACTGTTGAATTGCATCATTAGTAATTCCCCAGTCACTAGTAATAATATTATCAGTATTAGTATAATCGAGATCACCAGTAACACATTGTTTCAGATAAACACCAAGTCTGTCATGAGCAAATACAGATTGCCAAACCTGAAGTCTAATATGCTGTAGTTCATTTTTACTATCAACATAGAATTTAGCAGCTCTTACAGTATTTTTATTACCACCATGTTCAATATCCTTAGCAACCCCTTCAACAATAAGTCCTAAATCAGTCTTACATCTGAGGGTACCATTACCACTTCCATCAGCATTTCTTGGCATATCATTTGCCAAATCAGGATATCTATCAATCATATCAAATGCTGCTTTATCAACGATAACAGAAGTATTTTCACGTATTAAGTTTGCAGCATCACGGAACCTATCTTGTGAAGATGGATCAAGTCGATGTGTATAAGCAGTATCAGTTGCACTATCATGATATGAAAGATTAAACTCTAACTCATTTAATGCATCAACTTCTCCACCTTGGAATTCTATTGCAGGTAAAAGTCTTGTAATAGTTGCAAGATGGTCAATAGCAGGACTCGCAGTTGCTTCCTCTATTGTATCTGTAAGGATATCTATTAAGTTACCGATAGTAGAATAAACATCAGCACAATCACCTGTTGTGAAGGTTAGAACCTTTACAGCATCAGTTGTAGAACTAACCCATGTGTGAGCATATTGATCTTTAGCAGAAGAAGCACCAACATTAACTGTAATTGTTGTTGCGTCGGCAGCAGTAACTGCAAGAACAGCATTCGCAGCAGGATCAGTTGCTCTAGGATATGATTTATTAGATACATTTCCATCCATTGTGCAAGTAAATGTAATACCACCGATTGCAATAGCAACTCTAGATGAAGTTGTTAGTGAATGGGATCCAATAGTAAGAACCATATCACCTGTTGCAGCATTATAAGTTGCACCAGTAGGAGTAAATGTTGGAACTGCTTTACCAACATTAACTCTAATTGTAGTAGCAGTTACTGCAGTAATAGCAAGAGCAGTTCCAGATGCAGGGTCTGTAGCACGAGGATAAGCAGTTTCTAATGTATTATTATCAGCATCACAAGTGAATGTTACACCACCATTAGCGATAGTAACTGTATTAGAAGTTATTAAACTATGAGATCCAATCTCAATAACCATAACACCTGTTGCAGGATTATATGTTGTTCCTGTAGCAGCAGTAAAGGTTCCAGATGCTCCACCGCCAGCAGTAATTGCATTAGTGACACCACTTACAAATGTATGAACACCTGCAGGATAAGTAGAGTCTGTAATTGTAGTATCAGTCTTCTGTGTTAATCCATGATCACCTTGAATTGTCCAAAGAGTATTTGTGATGATGTACTGAAGCATCTCATCAACTTTTTCATAAGCAAATAATGTTTCTTTGACCGCAGGTTCAATCTGTGCAATTGTAACTGGAGTAGTTGTTCTATCAACATAGTAAGATGAAGCATCCCAAATATGAGTATTAGAACCATTACGAAGATCCTGAACGATTGCATTTAATGTGTCACGAATATCATCTTCACAGTTAATACCTTGATCACCAATAACAGAATTAGCAACAGCAGATATAAATTTATGTGTGTAATTACCACCAGTAACAACTGCGTTTGCTGCAGCAGATACAAATGTATGAGCGTACTGATCTGACTGTGAAGAAACACCAACGTTAACTGTAACTGTTCCAGTTTGTTTAATTAAGGCACCAGCAGATGCAGATACAAATGCGTGTGTAGATGTATCACTAGATTTTCCAATATCAATTGTAAATGTATCACTATCAACAACAGTTACCTCAACCCACTCACCTCTAATAGGATCAGTTTGTCTTGGATATGTATGGTTTGTAGCATTACTATCATAAGCACATGTGAATGTTAATGAATTATCTGCAATTTGAATTCTATTACCAGTAGATAATCCATGAGCACCATCAGAATCAACTGTTAAGATACCTGTTGCAGGATCATATGATGCAGTGCTAATATCTTGTGTAGTTGTTCCAACAGCAGTTACATCAAGAGCAGTATTGTATGCAGGATCGGGAGATCCGTCACCAGCAGTTGCACGAGGATATGTCTTCTGAGCACTACCACCATCTTGAGTACAGGTAAACGTAAATGAATCTGCAGTCAATCTAATTTGTGTTCCAGTGTTAATTGTATGGTTAGTAATCGTCATTACGAATGCACCAGTTGCAGGATCGTAAGTTGCACCAGTTGGTTGGAAATTAACTAAAGGAGAAGGTCCGACATTAACAGTTAGATTAGTGTTTGAAGAAGAAATAATTGGTAAAGCAACCTGTTTAGATGCAGGGTCAGTAGCACGAGGATAAGTCTTGGTGGAAGTATTACCATCCATTTCACAAGTGAATGATAATGCACCATCATTAATCTTAATTCTATCTTTTTCAACAGTAATTGCATCAGTTAAAGCACTTTCAAATTGATGAGTTGTAGTGTTTGAAGATATTCCAACATTAACTTCGAAAGTATTTTGAGTAACGTTAGCAACTGGTATCCATTTACCAGCTATAGGATCTCCTGAACGAGGATATGGATGATTAGATCCATAACTATCTTCATTACACTGGAATGTAATACCACCAACTTTAATATTAATTCTCTTACCATTTGAAAGACCGTGATTATAAGAAGTAATCACCATAACTCCAGTAGTAGGAGTATAAGTTGCAGTTACAGGAGTTAATGTTCCACCATTTGATAAAGTATTACCATCCACTGTCATTGACAATAAACCAGTTGCAGCATCGTAAATTGCATTAGTTGGTGTATAACGAGTTCCTAATATTACTAACTCAGGATATCTCTGTCTCATCTGATAAACAACTTCTTTCTTAATAAAGTCACTATTCTTGAGGATTAGATCAGCAGCATCGTAATATCTGTGAGTCCTACCAGCAAATCCCTTAGAAGCAACACCAACATTAACAGTTACAGTTGTACCAGTTACAGCAGTAATTGCCAAAGCAGTTCCATATGCAGGGTCAGTAGTTCTTGGATAAGTGTGTGATGTAGCGTTATTATCGAGTGTGCAAGTAAAGGATAACTTATTAGCACCAATAGTAAGAGTATCACTTGTTGTAAAACTATGAGATCCGATAGTTAATACTAAAACACCTGTTTGATAATCATAAGTTGCGTTAGTTACATCTTTATTAACACTACCAGCAGTAATTGTAATAGCATTAGATGAAGTACCACCATTATAAGTGTGCTTACCAATAGAACGATTGGTTGCTAAGATAGCATCATTATTAAACTCTTCTGTAACAGTCAGTGACTCACCACCAGACCAATCTTCAGTATAAGTTTGTCCATCAACACCATCAAAGTGGAAAAGTAGTTTAGCATTTGAATCACCTTGGAATACTCCTGTTGGAGCAGTGAATGCTGTAGTATAACGAGCATTATTAGAAACTCTAAAATCATCAACATATCCAGCAGTAATTGCAGAACCAGCATAATCTCCACCAATTCTAATTGGTTTTGTAGAACCATAGTTACTACTATCAGAGTATGTACTACCCTCTTGAGTACCATTTAAGAATAATTTGGTGCTAGTACCAGTTCTACTGAGAGCAATGTGATACCAAGTATTCACTACAAGATTTGACGCACCAGTAATAGTAACACTACCATTATTAAAATACTTAATATTTGCACCATCAACATACAAATAAGGAGCAAGTTCAGTTGCACCAGATCTCATATCAAAGATAGTCTTACTACCAGCAGCAATAGTATTCAATTTAATCCAACATTCAATAGTAAATGCTCCTGTACCAAATCCAAATTCACTAGAAGTTGGAATAGTTAGATATTCATCGATGGCAACGGCAGTAACATTGACTGTAATTGTAGTTGATGTAACTGCAGTAATAGTAAGAGCAGAACCAGATGCAGGATCAGTTGCTCTAGGATATGCTTTATTAGCAGTGTTACCATCTTGAGCACAAGTAAATACAACACCACTATCAGTAATAGTTACTTTATTTGCTGTAGTAAGTGTATGAGTACCAATCTCAATAACCATATCACCCGTGAATGGGTCATATGTTGTTCCTGTAGCAGCAGTAAATGATCCTGTAGCACCATTACTAGCAATAATTGCATTAGTAACACCACTTACGAAAGTGTGTGCTGATGTGCCAGCAGATAGTGCTAGACATGCAGTACCAAATTTTTTGTTAGAAGTATTAAGTTGAGCACCTTCAACAAATGTAGCTGTGTGATAATCATTTCCATCATATGAAGATCTACCGATCTTACCAAGAAACGCAGTTTTTTGTGCTGAATTATATCCAATAATCTCTGCCTTAGTGTCAGTTGTTCTGATAACTTGACCACGAGATAAGAATCCGTCTCCAACAGAATTTTTAAAGGTTAATTTTTTAATATTAATCTCATCAGTATTTCCGAATGTACCACCATATTCACTACCATAATCAACTTTATAATTTCTAATATATTCGTTATCAGTAAATGCACCAGTTTCATTATCATAAATTAAAATATTATTACTAATGGATTCACTAGGTGGGAATGAAGAATCAAAAGCAGTTGCATTATCAGTAAAATCAACAATACTTACTTGAGATTCGGAAATATTATCAAGAACTTTGTTAGGATAACTAATAGAAGTTAATCTGTTGAATAATAGACCAAAGAAGGAAGATCCTTCAGAGATATTAACTTGTTCAATAAATTCATTAGTTATTGGATCTTGATATGCACTAGTTGCAGTAATCTGAGCAACTACTCCAGACTTAGCACCAATAATATAATCATCCAATTGAATATCATATAATCCTGGAGTTGACTGGTATGTACCTGTGGTCTTACTTAAAGTAAGAGTATTGGTAATAGAAATTTCTGTTGAATAAATCGGAATATTTTCTTGCTGAGAAACTGCAGCAGTACCAGAAACTCCTCTGGTCACAGTAATAGTTGTTGAATCAGAACCATTTACAACTTGAGTAACAGTAATAATTTCAGAACCAATCTGATAATCGTCATTAAGTGTAAATGTTCCAGCAGGAAGTGCTCCACCAGCATTTGTATTTGCTACTAACTCAATATCAGTTGTTGCAGCACCGATACTATAACGAAGTTTTCCTAGAGGTGTTTCCTGTCCACTTTCAAGGTTTGATGTTTCTACTTTTGCTGTATCTCCAGTTAAATTAGTAACTTTCTCATTGAATAAGAATAAACCATTGCTGGTTACGTCTGTAATCGAACTAAGAGTACCAGAGAATCCTGTTGCACCTACTTGACATTGCTCTCCAGAAATAAAGGTGCCCTGAGTAATAAATCCGCTGATTACATTACCACTGACATTAGTTACTGTAAGTCTAGCAGTAGAAACAACACCAACAAGACTATTACCAATATTAGGGAAAATACCACTAGTAAATGAAAATTCTAAATCCTTAGTTGCCTGTGAATTTATAGTGATGTTTACATATTTCACACTTGCAGGTGGTTGAGGTGGTTCTGCAAATACAATAGAATCACCTTGAACTTCAAAAGAAGTATTTGGAGTTTGTGCTACACCATTAAGAACAATTAGAAGTTGATCTCCACTAGCAATAACATTAGTTCCATTATTAACAGTGAGTGGGAATTGAGTCTTAACACCGTCAAATTGATTGGAAATATCATCTAATCTTTGAACAACAGAAGTTAAAATATTCTCAGATGATGTAAGTCTCTTTTGACGGAATAGTACTTCAGTATTATTAAATTCAGAATAAATGGGTTCTGCTAAGGCAAAATTTTGAATATTTGGTACGACTGCCTCTCTAGTAAGTTCGACTGACTTGGTAAGTTCAAAATCAATTTCTTTATTTGCAATATAACCATATTCTTCTAAGTTAAGTTCACCAAATACCTTAAATGATGCAGGGTGAACATTCTTAATAAGAATATCTTTCCAATCACCAATTGATACAGAAGACTTAACAGCATAAGAGAAGTCCTGATAATAGTAAGAGTCTTGGATCTTCTGAATGATCTCAGAAGGTTTACCAACATCATCAACAAATTGTCCTGTAGTTTTAGTTATAGGACCAATTTCAAGAACACCTTTAGCGATATTAATATCACTAATAATACCAGAAGACTTAGATATAACACCAGTTATTCTTTCACCTTTAGTAAAGTTATTATCATAATTTACAATTTTAAGAATTCTAGGACCAATCTGCCATCCTTCATTAGTAGACACATATCCAGTAGCAGTTGCTGCAGTCAAAGAACTACCTTGATATACAAGTTCACCTTCTAAGAAAGTAGATGTAATAACATTTGCTTCTGCAGCAGCACCAAAAGCCTTGGTTAATACTTGCTGTCTACCAGTACCAGCGTTTACAAAAGCAAGACCATCACCTAACTCAGCATTTGCTGGAGTAATTGCCAACTTCATTTGATCATTCTCTAGAGAATTGGTAGTACCAGTAATAGCATAATATGTTGTAGTTCCATTCAATCTACCAGTAGCACCTGAAGATAATGGGAATTCTACACCATCTCCAGTATCAACTACATTTAATGTAACTTCAGAACCATTTGCAATTCCATGAGGGAAAGCAAACTGAAGAAGACCTAAGTCAAGGTTAACAACATAGTTAAAGGAAGATCTAAGTTCGACTGTAGGTGAAGATGAATATCCAGCACCAGGATCTTTAATAATAATACTCTCAATTCTTCCGTTCCTAATAGATGCTTCAGCAATAGCACCAGATCCACCACCCCCAGTTAAAATAACTGCAGGTGATTGAGAATATCCAGAACCAGGATCAGTAACAGTAATACTATCAAGAATACTTGTAGAAGTTAACTGAGCATTAATTGGGAATGTGATTTCAGGACGAAGTGTATAATCATGCGTATAATCATAACCAAAGTTATTATTTTTTAACTTCTTAATTTTACCAACATTAGTTCCTTTTGCGAAAATTACAGCACCAGTACCAAATGCAGGAATAATTACAGAAATATCTGCTCCAGATCCAGTTAAACCAGATCCAAGAATACCTTCAATGGATTCAATATCAATAGATGCAGTAGTATATCCTTTACCAGGAGATGTAATGTCTACAGATTGAATTTGACCAGGAATAGTTGCACCTTCAGCATCTTGTCCATTTGCAACAGTAATAGTTACAAATCCACCTTCACCATCTCCAGAAATAGGAACAGAATTATATACACCTATTGCATATTCTGTTCCAGGTTCAGTAATTTGAATTCTTTCAATTTTTCTAGAAGATTGAATTCCAGTTACAATAGGTAATTTAGAATAGAATCCACCAGAATTAATTAATCTAATATCACCGATTGAACCAACAGCTTTCTTAGAACTTGTTGTATAGGTAGTTGTTGTGATATTTGCATTACCCTCAGGTTCATTAGCTAAGAGGAACTTGAATGATGTTGCACCAGTAGTAATAGTAGCACCAGCAATTTCTGTAACAGTAAATGTTCCCAAATATGGAGAATCAACAACATCCAAATAACTATTACTATCGATAGGTGAATCAGTTCCTGTTCTAGATGGATCAAAATAATATGATATATTCGTAACAATACTTCTGTCAACCTTTAATTTAATAGTTGGAGTTGGTTGTCCTTGACCAGTAAGACCAGGAGTTCCAACTCTTTCAATAGAGTTGAATGAATATTCCAATTTATACAGATTATCTTTAGCGAAAGATAAGTTTGTTCCTAACATAGAAGAGTGAGAAACATCAAACAGATATTGATGTCCATAATACATCTTCAGAACTGGAGACTTAGCAAAGATATTAACATTACTAGCAGTGGTAGCTGGACTTGTTTGAGCTACAGCACTCAATTTATATGTAAATTCCTTATTACTTACAACACTGTCAATGATAAAAGATCCATCATATTCATCATATGCAGTTCCACCAACTTCTTGAGTAGGATTACCATCAATATTAATATTATCACCAACAGAAAAATAATGTCTATTTCCAGTAATTACATAAACTTCATTTGTATTTGCTACTGCAGTTGCTTGAAGAATTTTATCAAGTGTAGATATCAGAGTTATCTTAGTTACACCAGTTAAATTAGTAATTTGTGCTGTTGATTTAGCAGTATTGAAAGAAATATCACTAGCAGTAATATCAACTACAGATCCAGGAATAAACGAGGAAGAACCAGAAATTTCAACAATTTTTACTTTATAATCAGCAATGGCAAATGGTTTGAATGTTGCAAATTCATCAAGGTTTCCATTACCAGTAGTAGCAGCAGTTTTATCTAAATTATAATCAGCAAGATCGAAATCAAATGTTCCAGGTGTTGTATTAATTTTATCAACGAAATTATAATTAGTAATAACATTAACATCACTAGGAGTAGATCCAACAATTCCATAACTACTGGATTCATCAAATTGTGCTGTAGACAAACGACCTGTATTTAAATCATCCGACCAAGCGTTGTTATTTACTGCTAAGTATACTTTATTATTAGTAGTATCTTTTCTTAAAACATAACCACTATTAATAAACGAACCAGAAGTATTATTCAGAACAAGTTTAGATCCAATAGTAATATTAAAGTTTTGGTTGAGTGTAATTTCTTGGATATTATCAATTTTCAGAGTATTCGTCGTTTTCATATAATAACGATTATTAATCTCTGCTGAAATCTTGAGTTTCTTAGATCCAGGAGAAGGTACTGTTGCTGTTCTAGAACTCCATTCATCATTACTATACGCAAGAGACTCAGTATTCTCAGTCATATTAATCGTAGCATCTTCAAAATCAAGACCTTGAAGACCAACACTTCCAAGAGCAAATGTTGTATTAGTTACGGTTAAAGTAGACCCTGTAACTGGTGTAATTGCAGTTCTAACAAATCCAATTTGAGTATTAGTTTGTAAACCTTTATCTCCAAGTCTATCAGAATCAGAATCTTTATCAGATTTTAATCCAAAACCAACATAATCAATATAATCATATCTTTCAAGATAATTGGTAAACCAAGCATCATCTGTCCAATTATATGCTAAAGCATAAGAAGCTATAGGTGGAAGAGTAGTTACATCAGAAGGAACTGTAGGAGTTACTGCACGGTTCCTTAAACGAAGATTATCAATATATCCTTGGAACTGCTCATTCTTACGGAATTGAGTTACAGTACCATTTTTACCAGGAATATTACCAATATGAATATCTTTACCACCAAGTGCTGTAGAAGCAATAGTACCAGTTAATACAGAAATACCATTTACATACACAGTAAATGTATTAACATCTTTTTTAACTCCAATGAACTGCCAAGAATTATTAGCAAACATTGTTGTTGCTGTAGACTGAAGAGCACCACCAGCAGAATTAATTGCTGTTGAACTATTTGTAACTACTAATTCTAATTTACCACTCGAATCATCATAATACAACCAAAGACCACCAGTAGCATCTGTTGCATCACCAATATTCAATAAAGTATATTGAGTTTGACTATGCGACTGATATTCAGATCCATTCTTATAAAGCATGAACTCAAGAGTCCAACTATCATTTAATTTTGTTCCTAGAGATGCTGCAGGAATTTTAATAGCAGCATTTTCCCAAGTACTAGGAGATGCAGTTTGATATCCCTGAATAAATGCATAATTTCCAAGGAATCTTACCGAATCACCTGCTTGGACAATAGTTGGGGTATAGTGACCAGTAATATCTGTAGTTTGACTACCACCTGTAGTAAAATCAAACAGGAATTCATTTCTGTTCCATTGTGTTTGACCAAATACGTATGGATCTCCAGAATTGTCTACAGTAATAGCATTAGCAGTAATACCTTCAATATTATTTCGATCAAAAGCAGTATTAGTATGTTTTTTAAGTGTACCATTATAACTAATTTTTACAGTATCAACTGTTTTTAAATTAGTAGTAGTATTGGTTTTAGTAAAAGCAATATTTAATTCACCAAAAATATCAATGGTGCTTCTAGAAGCAAGTTCAATACTATTACCTGAAGCAACTGCATAACGATAATTCCAAATCAAATCACCAGTAGTATCAATTTTACCAACCCAGAAACCATCTTTAACAGTATTATCAGTTTTTAAAGCAAGAGTTGATGTGATATAAAACTCATCAAATTCATCAACAACTAAACTAGTATCTCTAAAGGAGTAAGCGACATTATTAATTTCTTTAATCCACTCAATTGTGATTTCAGAAGTACCAACAAGTGCCTTACCAAAAGCAAGTTTTGAATCTGCTGCACCATCAGTAGCAGAAGTTTCCATGATGAAATAAACTGCATCATTAAGTACAATCAAATCAGTAATTTTTTCCGATCCAGAAGCAGATGCTAATTTTCTTTTTGCAGCAAAACTTCCTGCAGAATCAATAGATGCTATAAATGCATCTTGAGGATTGGCAGAATTGGTATTAGTATAACCACCAATAATATAACGAGTATCAGAATATTTCTTAACTGTAGTAATATTATCAGATCTAGTTGAACCAGAAATACCTGCATATCCCTTCTGGAAACTAAGAGATGCACTCAATCCATCAGCTGCTTGAACATACTTAACAAGTATAATATCTGGGTTATAGGCACTGAGTGAAATTATATTTGGTTTATTTTGACCAACTACCCAAATATTATTACCACTAACATCTAATTTTAAAAATTCTGTATAATTAACGCCAGCAGTACTTTCAATGGTTTTTTCCCATTCTTTAACACCAAGTTCAGAGAACTTAGCAACAAATGCAACTTCAAGACCACCTGCATCAAGAGTTTTTCCACAGAAAAATACTTCTTTTTGATCATTTGCAACTACATCATTAATTTTAACATAATTTTCATGCTGAATTAAAGAAACATAGTAATCTGCTCTCTTAAACACCTGTGGATGAGAAAGGATAACACGAGGGTTCTTAGTATACCCAGAACCAGAGTTTACAATATCAACAACATTAATTGCACCAGTAGAAGTTACATTTGCTCTTAATTCACCAGATTGCCCATCACCATCGATAGTAATAGTAGGAGGAATTTCAGAATCATATCCAGATCCCGCTTGATCAATCGTAATTTGTTCAATACCTTTAAATTGTCTAACAATGAATGTTTTATTGGTTTCATCCATCACAGGAGTGTAATCAATAAAAGCAGAATCTCCAACAACTATGTTATGAGGAGTAGATGTTGTTAATACACCAAAGAATTGATCTTCAACAGTTTCAAAAGTATATGCACTTACAGTTTCACCATTAATTTTAGAAATTCTAGCAGATACACCACTACCATCAGTATTAGTATTATCAAAGACAAGAATATCATCAACCTGATAACTCTTACCAGCATCTTCAACAGTAAATCCAGTTACTGAAGCATCTTCAAATTTTGTTGTAGTTTCAACTTCAATATCAACCTTCGAGTCAAATTTAACTTTCGGGAAATAATCAAATAATTGAAGAGGAGATTCTTCAAACAATTGATCGGGATCATCAGTTTCTTCTTGAGATATTACACCATCTTTATTTTCATCTTCAATATCAAAAAGTAAAATATCACCATCTTCCGTTGTTAATGCATTTGTAGATACATTAGGAGCTCTCTCAACATCAATATCAACGTTTTCATATGGATCACGATATCTTACAACTCCAGTAGGAATATTTTGTTGAATGGCATCTTTATTCAAATTCCAAGAATCTACAATGGAATTGAAGTTTGGTCCTAAGACATAAGGAAATTCTGCGATTCCTGCGTCACTATTATCAATAGTAATGAAATAACAATATCTTCCATCTGGAAAATCTGGAGTTTTACAAAAACGACCATTATATTGATCTAGATCTCCAAGTCCAAAAGAATATTCATAATCTTCAATAAATCTTCCTGCAGGTTCAATAGAAAGTAAAGGACCAGCAGTTCTAACTGGTGCTGGATTAGTACTTGCATCTAAAACTAAATTTGTTTTAAGTTTATAAGAAGTATTTAATTTTGCAATTGCAGATGACTGATCTGTAGGATCTGAATAACCATATGGACCAAAAATAGGATTCCCATCAAACGCCCAACCAATAATAGGAGAGTGTGTGAGTTGATCCTCTTGCTCAAGAATATTTCCTGTACCAACTTGCTCAAAAAGGTTATCACCAAGAATATATCTCAATCTTTGTGGATTTGAAATATGTGCATATTCACCCCCATATTGATTATTATATCCAGCAAATACAGAACCTTTAGCAGCATCTACTGTTGTAGTTTCTTGAAGATTATAAGTCCATTTAAACACATTAGGAGTAAAAGTTGCATTAGATCCAACAGAAGTAAGGTTGATGACTGTTGTTCCTTGAATATAGTTAATACCCCTATTAATAATTTCAACACTTGTTACTCTACCAGCATTTTCTCCATCAACATCGATACCAGCACGAGCAACTGCACCAAAACCATCACCCTGAATAGTTACTGATGGGGCAGTCGTATATCCACTTCCTGCAGAAATAATAGCGATAGAAATAATTCTACCATTACTTACAATAGCTTGTGCAACAGCACCAGAACCAGAATTAAGAGTAACTGTAGGATTGGATGTATATGAAGCACCACCATTGGTTACAGAAACAGATTTAACTGGACCTCTTACTGAAGCAGTAGCAGTAGCACCAGTTCCACCACCACCAACAATTGTAATAGATGGTTGAGAAGTATATCCAGTTCCATTTGTATTCATAAGAATACTGGAGACAACACCTTTAGTAACAATAGCAGTTGCTGCAGCACCAGATCCGCCACCACCAACAATTGAAACAAGAGGTGAAGAGGTATAACCACTACCACCAGCAGTAACAACAATTTCTGTAATAGAACCATTAACAGTTACAGCAGCAGTAGCACCAGTTCCTGATCCACCAGTAATTTCAATATTTGGAGGGTTTGAAGCATCATAATCAGAACCAGCATTTGTGATACCAATAGAGGTAACTGGTCCAAAAGTTTTTGTGACATCTGACTTATATGACCAAACAGATGTTCCATTAATCCAAGTACCAATAGCACCAGGACTAATATCATTTTTAACGGAAATAGTCTGAGGATCTAATGGAAATCTATTAAGTTTACGTTGATTTCCTGGTAAAAGTGCTGATCCTGGAAAAGGACCAATTGAATAATTAGGAATACCAGTAGATGCAACATAAACGTGGTTGGTATTAAAGAACGAGTTCTGAATATTTGTTGTATATGGACCAATAGAATTTAAAACAGCAGCATTATCAGATTTACCTTTGTTAAGGTCAACTGAAACCAAAATATTTCCTTGAGGAACAACTTCTGCTGGTTGAGGAAGTTGATATTGGAAAATGAGAGCAGTATCTCTAGATTTTACTAAAAATGTTCCATTGAACAAAATTGGATTTGCACCATAAAGTGTTACCTGATCTCCAACTAAAAGTCCATGATTGTTCTTACAAGTAACTGTAGCAAACCTATCATCAACACCACCGTAAGTAATACTTTCTACTTCAATGAGTTTTTTAACATTATACAACCAAGTTGTTAATTCTGGGGTAACAGAAGTACCACCAAGTTTGGATACAGTAAGTTTATCGCCCTTTAGATAGTATGAACCAGTATCTGTTAAAGTAGTTTGTTGAGCATCAACAATACCAACAACACTTAAAACTACTTCTTGTGTAGTTCCCTTGTTTATGTAAACAAGAAGATTGGATGTAACTTCAGTTGCAGAATCCCAATCTTCTACAATATTATTAACAGAACGAGTACATTCGATAAACTGATTAAGAGATTTTTCTTTATATTGAATTAATTCGGAATCTCCAATTAAAAATTCACCGTTTCTTTCTGGCCAACCAATAGTTGAGTCTACAGTAATAATACTATCAGTTGTATTAAGAGGTTCTGCAAGTTTTGTTTTGTAAGGAACTACGAATGTTCCTTGAATAGTTTCTTCTGAAAGAACAAGTTCAAACAGTTCAACATCTGATGTTTTAATAGAAATGTAATTTTCAATTAAAGCACTAGCTGCTCCTATATTAGCGTCAGCAATACTCGAATCTTGAGTTAATAATCCGTCTTTAATATTCGTAGGATCTCCACTTACTAAAGTGGCACGAAGGATTGTATCAATAGACCAAGTTGCATTAGAAGGTTTAATAATCTGATCTTTAGGATAAGATACAGTTACTTGTTCACCATAAAGAAGTTTAAAGAGATATGCAATACTAAAAGAAGTTCCCTTTGTAGAATAGAAATCTTTTACAGATTTAATAGCATTTCTTACATCAATTTTAGTATAATCAAGTTCAGGAACGTCTGGAAGGAACTGTTCAGTATATTTGTCTAAAAGTCTTTTAACAAAGAGTGCATCTAAACACTTAACCTCTGCATCTACAATTGCAGCAGTTGCTGTAGTATTATTAGAGAATACAGCATTTCCAGTTTCATCATAATTAACAATACCACTAGCAGCTCTAGCACAACCTATAAATTTATCTTTATCATAACCACTTCCTTTTTTTGATATAGAAAATCCTGTAACTTCATTCAAACCAATTTCTACAGAACATTTTGCTTCTGGTGGATTTTGAATAATAACCGAAGGTGGTTCTGTTTGTGAGTAACCAGTACCAAAATTACTAATATTAATATCGGTGATTTTTCCATTAAATACAGAAGCTGTAGCAACTGCTCCAGTTCCACCATCTTCTCTACTGTCTACAATATAAACCGATGGCACATCATCATATCCCAAACCACCACTCAAAAGTTCAATAGAAGTAATTCTACCATTAGAATCAACTACAGTCTCTAAAACTTGAGCAGACGTTGGATCAATAATTGCAATACGAGGAGTAGTTAGATATCCTTGACCAGCACTAACAATATTAATTGATGTAACTACACCATTAGTCAAAACTGCAGTCAATCGTGCTTTTACAGGATTATCTCCTAGTGGTTCATCAATATAAACTTCTGGTGCTGTAGTATAACCCTGACCACCATCCAATACAGAAATAGTTCCTGCAACACTAGTATTACTAAGGGTAACAGTACCAAGTTTTGCTCCACCTGGTTGCTTAAAGGAAACTCTAGGGATAAATGTATACCCACTTCCAGAATTTTCAATGTTTACACTAGATACTTCGCCATTTGTAACAACTGCTTTTAATTCTGCCTGAACAGAACCAGAACTAGTTGGTGCTTGAATAACAACAGTTGGAGGATTAGTATCACTATATCCTTTACCACCATCCAATAAAATGGAGTTCTTAACACCATTCACTAATGCGGAAGCAGCTGCTCCACTTCCTCCATTTGTACTAGAAATAGAAACTTTAGGTGGATATTTGTATTCATATCCAGATCCTGTTTTATTAATTTCAATCGATGTTAATTTTCCATCATTATTAACACGTGCATAACCAATTACTCCACTACCAAAAGAAGGAATTGGTGCTTCAATAGAATAAAGAGATAATGTTCTTCCGTTTAACGGTGCCTCATTGAAAATGAAGATATCCGAGTCAATAAAAAAGTCTTTTTTTGGTTCAAGTAGTTTATTATCATAAACTGCTAAAATATATTCATCCGCAACGGGTTCGTATTTTGCCCCATTTCTACGAATAAAGAAATTAGTTTTAGAATCTCCGAAATCTGGAGAAATATCATCAATAGCAATGATACTATTTTCAATAAAACCGTTTAAAAATGTAATGTATGATTGACTATTATCATCACCCAATTGTCTTGTTCTTGGAGCAGTTGTAAAGACAATATTATCTTCATCAACAGTATAATCAACACCAGGAATTAAAACTTCACCATATAAACTAACAATTAAATGTTGTGCTGTTGGTGGTGAAACTGGGGAAGATTGAGAAGTAAGAGGGAATCTAACCGTAGTTCCATCATAAGAATCAATGATTTGAGCAAGACCAACCCACTTTAATTTTACTTGATCATAAGAAATACCAGGACTTAAAGAAATATTTGGAGAGGACGTTGTATTCTCATAATAAATTACCTCATCACCAATTAAAATAGAACCATTAGTATCTAAAAAACTATCAACACTCTCAACAACGATTTCATCACTTTCTGCTGTAATTGCTTCTACTACCTTTGTAGTACCACCCAAAATATTAATATCCAGTTTATCAATATCGAGATATTGTAAAAAGTTATTAATAATATTCTGACCCATCCCAGTTTTCTCTTGAGACCTATAATAGTACTCAATAAACTTATTGAATAATGGGTAGTCTGTCTTTAGAAACTCAGGAGACTGAGAAGCAATCGACTGAGAAACTTTATTAATATTCATCTAACTTTAGAAGCAACTAGAATCGTTAATTGTACCAGCGTTGGTGATACTTGGGATGTCAAGAACAGCAGGTGTTACATTGAAATCGGTTGGTGTCAAACTATTTAGTGGGACTGTAGGAGGTACAACTGTTCCAACAGGAGCAACTGTAACTGATGGATTAACTATATTGATAATAGTTCCAGGAGTTGTTGCAGGAATAGTTGAATTGTTGGCAGGAATAAACACTACTGGAATTTGAATATCTGTTGGTAGTAATGTACTGTCAGTAACATCACCAATTCCAGTTGTAACATCAGTGATTGTTACAGCACCAGCAATGAAATTTCCTGATCCTGCATTAATAACATTGACTGGACCAAAACAAACTTGACCAGTTTCATAATTTACTGTTCCTGCAGTATCACTGGTATAAATTTTACGAATACCAGTATTGTAGAACGTTCTCAAGTTTCCATAACCATCATCCTCAAACTGTTGATCAACACCAGGTCTATCAGCAGTTCTAAATGTACCAGAGAGAATTACAGGTTCTTTTTTACAAATTATCTCTCCAGTACCGCCAGCTCCACCAGTTCCATCTTGACTAGGAGCACTATCATACAAATTACCTCCTGTAGAGACGCAATATGTGTTCGTTTGATTTGAATCAGGTTTTATATACTTTAAGATAGTTGTTTGAAGTGATGTATCTGTAACACACTTATTGGAAAGTGTAATTGCCTTCTCAAGTTGTTGTGATCTAAAAGTTGAGTTAAAATTATTAATTTGTGTCTGAATTCCCCAATCACTAATTGCTTTACTAATATCAGTTTCAATTTCAGAAGGATTTGATCCACAACCAGTATCATACAAAGCAAAGACTTTTGTATTAATGTATACATCGTCAGGATCAGTTACAACAGGATCGATAGATGCCATTGCATATGGTCTCAAATTAGCAGCAATTTGCTTCTTAGTTGCATCATTAAGTTGTGAACCTGTTTTTGTTTTAATAACAACAAACACTTTTCCGTAAATAGGAGGATTTAATGCATCTCCACCATAAGCAACTACAGAATCTGCATTATCATAAATCTTTTTAGTAATGATTGCATAATCCTGAGCAGTAACTGCTCTATATTGAGCAGAATAATATCTTGGTGCATTATACTTAATCGATTCAACACTCTCTGCTTTATCTCCCTGCTGAGATTTTTGCGTAGTAACTATGGTAACACCAGCAGTAGGATACACTTTATCATTATTATCTACAATTTGACCAATAAAACTAAAAGTGCTAACTTGATTAGCATCAGTTCCTGATGTAACCAAATACTCAAGATCAACAACCTCTCCGTCTTTTACTGCTCTACCAACACTATCATCACCAAATCTTATCTCATACCGCATATCCTCGGTCTCAGACAAGAAATAAGAACGAGTTGTAGGTGTTACTGTAGCAACGGTTTCTGCACGACTATAGAGGTCATACTGAGTGGATGATTCATTTGGTCTTACTTTTACAACTAATGTTGAAATATCAGCATCCTCTGAAGGAATTTTATACATTTGCTTTCCAAATGTATTAACAATATATGAGAAAGTAACCAAAGAACCCTCATAGACAGTAACTTTGTTAAATATAGCCTCACCTGTAGTTTGATTTACACTAACTGTCATATCATTTAGAATATTCCAAAGATATGCACCACCTGATGCTATAGAACCTTTTTTCAGGGTAACTGACGTTGGATATGAACCATTTTCTTGAGTTGTTGTTAAACTCAGTTTTATACACGCTTTAGACGCAGTAATAGATCTAGGAACATAATTTAATAACTTAGCGATATTAACAACATTATCACGCACTGTAGCAGAAGGCAAAAATACCTCATTTAATGCCATATTTGCATTAAAAGCAGTATAATATGTGTTATATGCTAATAGATCAATTAAATACGACAATGATGATCCATCAAAATCATAATCAGTAAACTCATTACGAGTTCTTAAATACGACTTTATTGAAGATTTTACATCTTCGAAATCTAATGCTGTTAGGTTATTTGGTTGCATTACTCTGGTCTCTGTAAAACAAATTCTATTGTTTCAACAATGGGTAAACCAACTATCTTATATTCAAGTGATACATTTAATTTATTTCCTTCAAAAACTGGAGTAACTTTTACATTAGTAAGTCTTACTCTTGGTTCATATTGATTGATTGTCGTCCTTATTTCTTCCGCAATAGTGTCTGCAGTAAATGCATCCAGCGGTTCAAATAAAAGTCTGTTTACGGACGAACCGACTAACGGTTGAAACGGTTTTTCTCCAGGAGAGGTCAAAATTATGTTTTTGACCGCTTGTTTAATGGAGTTATCATTATTTACGACAGAAAGATCGTCAGTAAAAGGATTCCGAGCAAAATTGACCGCAAAGTCTTTAAAACTCTTCGATCTTTTTAAGTCAGAACCCCCTATTTTTTTTAAAGACATCTCCCTATCAGGACTTTATACAATTATATTTATCGCCCTTGTCCACGATAACGCTTTTTTGCCCCATTTCTGCTACTAGCAGAATACTTTGAGTGTTTTCCTTTTCCTTGTCGAGTCTTCTTTGGAGTTGACTCAATCATACTGGTGCCAGTCAGTGACTGTTTATAAATTGCCATTTAAAATACCTCATTGTTTACTAAGTTTAAATTCAATGCATCTCCACCATTAGTAATTATATCAAAATTAAAAGAAATAATAGTTTTTCTATTTTTCTTATTTGGTAATCCACGATGGATGTAATGAGCAGGAAATACTATAAAATCCCCCTCATTAGCATCAATCTGTGTTTTCTTTAAATTAAAGGGAGAACAAATTTCAGTTTTAGAGCATCCTTTGGGAAATTCCAAATAATAAACTCCTGTGTAGTGTTGACCATGAATATGCCATCCATGTGTATCACCTTCTAAGTATTGTTGATACCATATGGATTTCATATCGATTCTATTATAACACATACTATTAATTACTTCCTCTATATCGTTACGAAACTCTGGAAAAAATATATTAACCCAAGGTCTTTCACGATCAGTAGATTTATTCCAATCTAATTTTGAAATACTATCTGTATAGTATGAGTCATCAACATTTAAAGCATCATCAGTGCATTTATCAATTTCAGATAAAATTTTATCTTTTATTTCATGATGATTTTTTATTCTACTTTGACAAATGCAATCACTTATTTCAATTTTTTGCATTAACCCCTTGTTGTTCCAATAAAAACGTTTTTACTACATCCAGTTACTACTGAATTGCATGGAAATGCCACACTGTTATCCCCAAAGGGATCTCCAAATACACCTGCACGTCTACTATTAATAAAAACTGTCTTAACAGTAGCAAATAGTTTACGAGCATGTCCTGAAGCAGACTCACGACCGCCTCTAGTACCAATTGTACACCAATAAGCAGGATTACCTGTACAACCTGGTGAACACCCTTTAGGAATACCAGTATAGCATACTGAATGTACCGTTGGGGTTGGATGTGTAATCAATAAATCTTGATCGATAATAGGAGCAATCTTATTGATTCTCACATTTCTAGTTAAACTCTCTAGGGAAGTCTGTGGGCATGGTGGCCACATTGTAACAGCATCCATAAGTTTTACAGACTTTGGAACCACCTTTGGATCCTTTGGGGGTTTTACACAACCAGGAAGAATTCCTCCTCCTAGTCCTGCATGGTGAGTAGACCCAGATCCTGTTCCGTGTCCACTACAACTTCCCATGAATAGTGCTGCACATCCTGAACTTAGTGATATTGGCATTGTTTACTCCTGTTTATTCATCATATGGGTTTCCATATGCTCTTGCTGCTCTTGTAACTGTTCTAGCATCCCTACTAAGGTCATGCCAGATAGTCATTGTACCACTTGCCTCCCAAGGTTGACAACCTGGTCCTCTCACAAGATTTCCAAAAGAGAATATATGTACTTCTTGAGTAGTTGTACCATCTCCATTATTAATTACACCAGTATCTGTATTTGGTGTTGCTGTTGGTTGATTGCATACAAAATGCGATTTACCAATATTAACAGGTGTACAACCTAAAGTCACTGTTAATTGTTGAACTTTTTGAGGATCAGGGCGGTACTGCCGCATAAGGTATTTAGTATAGGTTGAGGCATGTGGTAATTCTGTAAAACTTCCCGCATTAGTTTCTACCTTAGATTCACTAAAAGTAGTATACTCAGGATATCTGTCTTGAGTAATGTCGTCAATATTTTTTAATACGGTTTCTTGTTCCGTTGTTTTAATATCTTTAACAACTTGTTTCGTTTCTTCATCGATTGGAGTATCTGCTAGAAAATCCAAATCATATTCTGGCACAATAAGAGTTTTTAATGGATCTGTTTGTGATTTCACCAATTTACGTTGACTACGTTGTTCAATACGATCTCTTTGAGGGTCTAATTTAATCTCCATAGGAGGATTTTTATACCTATTCTCTCGTTCTGAGGGAACTTCACTATAAGAGTCGTCAATTGCCTGTAAATCAGCAGCAGATGCACTTATATCACCCTCTGGTAAGGATTTTACGATGCCCTGAAACTCAGGAATTAAATCATTTCTTTGTGCATCATTATTAACAACCTCTAATTCCTCTTCATAAAGATTAGTAATGAGCAATTGCGGTCTCTCTGCTACAGTATACCCCTTTCCTGGTCTAAGAACTTCTATAGAACTTAGTGATCCACCACTAAATGTACCTTTTACAACTGCTGTAAGATTATTTCCACCAGTTTCCGAGATAACTTCAACATCAGCACCACCATCCTTTGTAACAATTTCCATTTTAAGGTTACTTGGGGTCATTGAAAGAATAAATTCTGGTTCTCCGTCATCTGTAGACGTATTTGGTATAGCATTACCGCTATCAGCGGGACTAGTAATCTCTAATATAGCAGAACTTGGCAATTTATCCAAATTTGCTCCTCCATTAGTGATTTCTGCGACCTGAACTTTTGCAGCACCACCAGAAATAGTGATTAAATCACCTTCAGTGTACCCAGTACCAGGATTATTCACCTTTACAGTAGAAATGCGGTCAACTATTGTATTACTTGAGTCATCAAGTATCGCTCCAACCTCAATATCGACTGTTAATCCGCTTCCAGTACCTCCAGTAGTCGCAATATTTTCATCAGTAGCGTATCCCAACAACTGTGAAGTGGGATTTAAGTCGTCAAAATTCAAAAGATTGAATGCATAAACGCCACCAGAGATGTTTATATCAGAAACTCCGCCATTTTCGTTAATAGAAATCCATGCAACTGGTGGACTAACGGTATTAAAGATATCTGGAGCCTTCTGATTAACGTCTCCCGTAACATATTGCAGTGATTTATCCAAAAATTCAAATAAACCCACCATAATTGCACGATCAGCAATACCAAAACCCGCTTTTGCGGTAATAACATGGTTTCTATCAGAAGTATATTGCGTATCTTTAGTAAAATTACTACCAGATCCGTCAACATATGCAATATGATACGGAAATTCACCTACTTCAGTGTGAAAAGTGCGAGTAATTGTATGTCCATTGATTTTATCACCCTTTCTCATGATATCAGTAACATCACCACCAGAAAGAGTAGACGTAGCACCAACAGCAGTAATCTTTAAATTAATTGTCATATTTACCAATGACCCACTATCAAGACGAACTTGAGCTGATAATGGAAATACCTGACCTACAGTAAACCCTGTTCCATTGTTTAATATCTCAGTACATACCCATTTAGTGCCAAGCATTACTGTATTTGACGTAGGTGGTGCTGCAGAATCATCGAATCTAGACTCAATTCTAAACTTTACTCTAAAATCTGCTGCGTTTGCCCCATCATTAATATCAAAGATTTCAAAGTCAGAGAATCCAGCATCAGCAATTGCCCATGGGTTTTGACTTGAATTATAATCAATACCTTCTAATGTCGTTGCATTCCATCCATCAGCATAGGTTACACCATCAAAACTAAGTTCAAAGTCTAAAACTCCATTAGGTACTGTACTTGCAAACTGATCATAACTAAATGCAATCTTAAGTGAGTCAGTATCAATAGCAAATAGTGTAGGGTGTGGGCAATCTGCGTCGCCAGTTAAATCTTCACATCCCTCGTACTTTAATGTGGTTTTGGCGGGGGTACACGTGAAGTTAGTGCAAGGAATACATGCAGTACTACCAGAATAAGTACTTGAACTGCTACCTGGATCATAACCAGGCGTACCTGGCGTACCAGAAGGAAGTACGGTAGTTATAACTTCTCCTTCATCATCTTCTAACCAATATGCTGCTAAACCAATATGTCCTGCATCATCAGACGTATCGTAGATATAAGAAAACCATGTATCAGAATATTGGAAGTCGAATGACAACATACTCGGAGTAAAGTCTAAACCAATTATAGTTTCATCAAATTCTTCTCTACCATAATTATGACTTCCACTACAAGGGTCAGTTTTGGTCGCCATCCCACAAATTCCAGGTGGTTTGTTTGGAGATTGGTATTCAGTTAGGTAAAACGGATGCATAATAGCATCGTTATCTCTATCAGGTATGTTATAATTGTGGATCGCCCCTGGATCACGTATAAAAGAATGTGGGTACTCGGTATATTCAAACGTCACGCCCACTGAAGATCCTACGGTAGGAGGATTCGGTGCCGTATAGTTATAGCAATGTACTCGTCCACAGATGTCTGTGTACTGATTAGTTTTGCATCCCATTTTCTATCTTGTCTAACCTCTTGTAGATTTCGGTAAAATTACCCGCTAAGTTCATATAGTCCTCATACCCCTCTGGTTTGTAATAAGTCTTGTCGGGGGTAGGTAATTCACTCATATGCTTTTCAACCTCTTTAAGACGCTCTCCGAGCACTCTTAGGCACTGATTAATGTTGGTTAACGACTCTCCAATTTGTTGAGCAGTAATTTCAACAGTTTGTTCACTCATCCTTCGTTTTCCTCAGTGTAAATGAAGTACCATCATCTGATATATCATAATCTAATTCTTGTTGTAGATTCCATCCCAGTTCTTCACAGATTTCATACGGTATCGTGACAATTAAATCACCGAAATCATCTTCTTCGAGTTTGGTTGTGAATCTATGGGACATATCTCTATAGGCGGTTATTAACTTGGGGATTGTCTGTGGGATTTTTCTCTTTCCACTCCATCCATAGTGTATATAGATCATCTAATACCTGAGAGACGAATGTAGATGCATAACAATCAGCACAGGCATACATCCTAGGGTCTAAAAA